GCAAATCACACGCTAATCCCACGCAAATCACATTATAATTACAATCTATCATATAGCCTCCCACGCAAATCACACAATTATTACAATCTATCATATCCTTTACTCACACACCAACAATGCATTTAAAAAAAGATTGTTAATTCAATATTTCTTTCTCTAATCTATCATAATCAACTTCGCCTAATGGAAACCATATATGCTGTGAATTAGTTACTTGAGCAATTCTCTTATGCATATTCTCTCTACCATACTTACCACTAACATTGACATCAAATTCTATTATCTTAGAATTTAAAGGTAACCATATCATATTAGACAAACCCGAACCATGTTTAGCTATAACAATATTTACATCAGATATTATCTCAACTTGTTCCTTAAATGAATAATCCTCTAAACAAACTACTCCCTTATAATCTAAAGTATCACTTCTTTCAACGACAGTTTCTATAAATTTTAATAAATTAATCTCCCAATTTCTCTTACCTCTTGTATTATCTCCTCTTCCTATTACCATTACCTTCTTCTTAACTACATTATTAGTATTATTATGTAATAAATTATACTTATTCTTAACTGATTTAACAAAATTTAAAAAATTACTGAATATAACATCATCTGATCTACGCAACCCAACTAACTCGTGTGGTTGTGTTCTTATTCCTCGTTCAGGCCAATATTCATGTTTATTCCATACTGTTCTTTGATACTCATCTAATGGTTTATTACTATTCGGAAAACATCCAAGATAACAATACAATTTTTTAAAAATATATACTTTATTAACATCTAATAAATGCTCAAACATTAAAGGAAAAGGTGTTAACAATTCAATCATATCCTGATATGTATTAAATTTAGGATTATAAAAAGGTTTAAATTTTTTCAAATTACTATCTATTCTATCACTATTAATCTTCGCTGTACCTTTACATACATTAGGATCATACTGCTTCTTTCTAAAAATTATTTGAAAAGACATATCTTTATCAATGTCATTCATTATCCAACTTATAGGAACTATATGGTCTATTAATGCGTGCCCAAAACAACTATGTAATGTCTTCACCATCAATAAATTATTACATAAATCAATACATTCCTTATCTTCTAGATTTATACTATCATAAACAAAATTATCCAAATATTCTTTATCTTTTTTTTCATTTCCTACTTCATTTTTTGGTAAATAAAATTTACCATTATAATAATATATATTCTCATACAACCTTATATCAACAAAAACGTTAAAACCCATGATATCTCATATGATAAAAAAATAATAATTATTACAAATTTAATAAAAAATATATATATGGACGATATATATAATGAATTCGAATATGAAATTATAAAAAATAATATACTAAAAGAACACAATATTAATGTTTCACCTAATGATATTTGTTTAATAATCGCTTGTAAAAATAACAATTTAGATTTGGCAACATGGTTATTTTCATTCAATTATCATATTAAAAATAAAAAATTAAATCATCTAATATTTTGTATTGCATGTGAAAATAATTCTTTACAAATTCTAGATTTCCTATACAATGTAGATATATATAAAAACAACTTCATTGATATTGATCTCATTTTTAATGTATGTGAAGAAGGTTATTTTGAATTACTGTTGTGGTTATATTCAAAAGCACCCCTTTTATTTCATAGTTTTTCAAAAAAAGATTTATACGAACTTTTATGTATATCACAAAAAAATATTGATATAATAAAATGGTTATTAAATATGTATGATTATATACCTATATATCTAGATAATGATATACTTTTTATTAATGCTATTAATTCAAATAATATTGAATTGTGCGAACTACTTTCAAAATACAGACCATTAGCTTACTCATTATATATATATGATAACAAAATTGCACATTTTGATATCAAACGAAACTTATGCCCAAAAGTAATTGAAAATTTTAATATTAATAAAAAAGAAAATTGTATAATATGTTATAATAATTCTAATATATATACATTTTGTAACCATTATTATTGCCTTACGTGTTTAGATGCTCACATAGAAAAGAATAATAGAAACTGTCCTTATTGTAGAAGATTCTTATATGACGACGATTGTATATTAATTAATGATTGAACTTTACATAATAAGTACCATCTGTATTTTGTAACTTCTTTCCTATACAATCAGGATTTATCTTATTACTCATAACGTGAGCTTGATTATAAACATTATCATCACTATCAACATAATACATTATTCCCTTTATATCTTCTACTACTAGTTCAACTACTTTACCAGAATTTACTTCGTTACAAACACCATTAAAGACACCATGTGGAGTACCTTTAGAATGAGTTCCGCAAAATTGACAATCATCTTTACGGCGACGTGTACATTGTTCACCTGCAGCACGTAAAGCCATACATCTATCATGTGCAGGAACACTGTTTTTTACACGTTTTCTTCTAGTAAAATCTTCTTTATCCCAATTAATAGACTCATAATCAAATATAAATCTAAGTAATTCACTATGTTCTTCAATTAATCCTAATTCAATCATTCTATTTTTAATATCATCCTTAAATTTATTTACGTAATTAGATACTTTTGTTTCAACTCTTTTTTCCATTTCTTTAAATTAAAATAAAAAGATATCTTAAAATCAATTTTTATATTATTCCTTGAAATAATATAAAATATAATTAAAATGAGTAAAACATATATATAAAAACCAATAGCTACATGAAGAAATCATATCGAAATACCCGATCATTCTTTACATGTAGATTTATTCTGACAACATCTTATTTAGTTGTCTCCCCCCTGACAAATTGTCTTTAATATGATATAATACTCTAATTAAATATAGTAGTAATTATATCATTAAATGAACTTTTTAATACATTATTCTCTCATTTATGTCTCTTCTTCGAAACTATTATGATCAAATATATCATATCGAGGCGTCCTACTCCCAATATATATAAAGATAAATATCTATTCATTTTAACGTAATAAATATTTTATTTTTAACCCTAGGATATACTAGTGGTACCCGATTATAAGGAAACGGGACTTTCCCAATATAATATTCATACTATCTTTAAATCATTTCCTTAATATTATTATTATTTCCTAAATCTTCAAAAAATGTTCCTACTCTATGAGGCAAAAATATATACAATACATACAACATATCTAAAAATAATACATATTGTTCAGAACCACCTGTACCAACATTCAATGCAGGCAACATTCTAAATACTATCATATTAAGACCTAATAATAATACACCAATTAATAAAGTTTTATATAATTCTCTCATACATTATCAAAATACTTTATATCAATAGATCTTTCTTTTTTTAAACATTTTTTATCAGCTATAAATTTACTTATGTAAATTAAAACATCTCTTGGTAAAGATAACTTATACTTCATATCGTTCCAATTATCATAATCATCATATATTAATGATGTTTTTAAATATTTCAAATCGTTTTTATTTATCATACCTCTTATACCATTTAAATCTTTATAATAATAATTTCCCAAAATTAAATCTACCTCATTTAATTTATCTAACTTAATACACTCTAATTTCTTATTAAACATAGATATATTAGATTTTTCATTAAAAAAAACATCCAAATAATAATCACTATTTCTCTTTATAAATTTTTTTAATTCGTGTTCTTGATAAAAAAAATATGATGCTTTAACAAGCGTAATGAAAAAAGTAAAATATATTATACTATATAATACTATTATTATTAGTAAAGTTAATATTAATATTATAACTGAAAATATAAAACTATAATAGAATAATTCTATAATCATTTATATTACTCAAGTAAAAAATCTTCAAAGCTAATTGCATTTCTACCTTTTATTGGATGAAGATACATATCTCGTAACTGAGCACATGTTAGATTCTCAGGTGCTATTATCTTACCTTTATTTACATAACTTGCTGCTATAGAAAAAGAACTATCACCAACTATCAAAATATCTGCACTTAACATCTGAGAAAATGAAAATAATACCTTTGTTGATTTTCCATATACTTTATATCTATCTATATTTTTTAAAATATTATCACTAACAGTATCGTTATTTGTATGAAAATGAAAATAATAATTATTATAATCATTCTTCAATTTCTCTATTACTCTCTTCAGTTTATCCATATTCTGACGTGTTCCAAAATGTCTTGTATCACCATCACCTCCTCTTAAATGTATTACTATATTAGTATATTGTGAATCAAAATTATTATTCAATAATAGTTCATTATTCAATGAATTATAAAAATTATAATTATATATCTTTTTACCTATATCCTCCTCACTCCAAGCATTATCGAATACGTGCGTATGATTTTTCCAATCTAAATTTTCTGTTTTTTCAGAATTATAATTATTCCAATTCCTAGATACTACCCTTTTAGGTGGATATCTACTAAAATCATGAGGATACTTATAACCAAGTATATCATAAAACTTTATTAAATATTCTTTTAATTCAATTTTCTCTTGAGCGTCTACATGCTCAAACTTTCCATCATGTAAATAAGGTACATATACCATTTTGTCATTAGTTAAACTAATTAATGACATCATTCCTAGTAATTGATGACCAAAACCATCCTCCCCTTTTTGAGAAATATATTTTATCATTATAAACATTACAATATTTATTTTACGTATTTTTTACTAATATTTTTTAATAATAACTTTATATGACAAATAATTTGTATGTTGGAATTACATGTATACCTGGGAGAGAAGAATATTTAGAAAAAACTTTAACATCATTTACACAGCAAAAACTTTTACCCAATAAAGTTTTTGTATCCTACTGTAAAAATTATACTAGATTTCCAGAAAAAAATTTTGACAAATCTATAATTGAAAAATTCAAAAATGATGAATTGTTTCAATTTATAGAATCAGATATTGATTATGGACCAGCTACAAAATTTATTATACCTATAAAAAAATTACTAGATACTGAAAAAAATAATTTAAATAATACTTTTCTAATTGTTTGTGATGATGATAGAACTTATTATGATTACTTTATACAAACATTCAATAATCTCATTAAAAATAATGATAACGTAGTATACACAGGATACTCTGAAATTTTAGATAAAAATAAAAATTTTAAACTAGCTTTTGGTGCTGATGGTTATAATATCAAAGGTACATGGTTTCAAAAATTGCTTAATTGGTACGATCAATTACTATCTGTTGAGAATTTTGGAAAAGAAGTTTGGTTTCATGATGATTATACTAGTTCTAGCTTTTTTCACTACAATAACATTCCAATAAGTAATACAGGTAAAAGATCATGTCCACATCATTTCTACGATGATATCTCTCTAACAGCTAGAATGAAAAAATTGAAAGATGATAGAGGCTCAAAAAGAAACTCAAAATGTGGAATGGCATACAACGCTGTAATGTCTAAAATTAACAACAAATTAATTGAAGTAACCGATTATGTTATTTAATAAAAGTAATTTCTATATAATATATATGATGTATTATATAGACAAATTATTCTTTAAACATCCTAGAAAAGTTAATATGACATACACTAAACACATGTTATTATCATTAAATATCTCTCATACTTTTCTAAAATCTTCATTTAAATCTTTTATACATGCAATTATACCATCATTATATGAAACATCAGCTAGTGATTGTGTAAAAGATATATCAGAAAAAACAAAAAATCGTAAAGAGTAAGTTATTAACCGATAATACTTTCTCTTTCAATTCTTTTTTTCATTTTCTTCCTTTTCTCCCTTTTTATGAGGTTTTTTCATTAAACTTTCCACTTGACGTACTCTTTTGTTACTATAAACATAATCGCCTTTATTCTTTTTTGCATTTTTTTCTTTTCCTTTACGTGTAATTTTAGGATCCATTTATTTTATATAAACATAAAAACATATAAAAAGAAAATCATTTTTTTTAAATAATTATTATAATATTATGCCTCTATTTAATGAATTATTAATAAAATCTAAAGAAAATAAAGATCATAAATATAATTTAAGTAACATGGGGAATCCAATATTTCCAACAAACTATTTCTGCCTAATACATAACAAACCTGACAAATATCGTACTATCCGTAAATTATAATTGGTAACTTAATTAAAGACAAACTATACCATATATTAGTAATGAGTAAACCGTTCGTATCTGTATGTACACCTACATATAATAGGAGAAAATTCATTCCAAATATTATAAAATGCTTTAAAAATCAAGACTACCCATCAGAATTACTTGAATGGATTATTATTGACGATGGAACTGAAGAAATTTTGGATTTGTTTAAAGATATAGATCTAAAAGAAAGATTCACATATATTAAATTAAAAAATAAAATGCCAATTGGTGCAAAAAGAAACTATCTTAATTCAATTGCGAAAGGAGAAATTATTGTATATTTTGATGATGATGATTATTATCCTCCAGAAAGAGTATCACATGCAGTAGAAGCTTTAACTAATAGTCCATATGCATTATGTGCAGGATGTAGTGAAATACATATATATTTCAATCATATTGGTAAAATGTATCAATCTGGCCCATTTCATTCTAAACATGCTACAGCAGGTACTTTTGCTTTCTTCAAAGAGTTACTTAATGAAACCTGTTTTAATGATAATGCAACAAAATCTGAAGAATCCTCATTTTTAAAAGGTTTTACTATTCCTTTTGTTCAATTAAACCCAATATATACTACGTTAATGTTTTCACACGATGAAAATACATTTGATAAAAAAAAAATGTTGGAAAATCCCAATATTAATGAGAAATATTTCAAAATATCAAACAAAACTATTTCTGATTTTGTTAAATACGACTATGAAGAGGATTTAAAATTTAACTACATGCATTATAAATAATTTATTTTCTATCAATCTTTCTTCTGACGTTTTCTCTCACTTTTTCTTCTCTATTTTCCAAAAGATGTTTTGTTATTTCTTCAACCTGTTCCATTTTTTGTTCACCAAAATAACTCAACAATATCAACGATAAATTCTTTTTATTCAATGGTGCTTTTGTTGTTGTTTTACTATAAACTAACTGACCATCATTTAAGTCAAAACAATCGATCTCATTCGTTTTCATTACATCTACTAAAGATTTAGTTATATCTTTCTTACTTTCTCTTAATACCTTTTGTTGTTTTGCTAATTCACGCATCTTATTATCAATTTCTACCCATTCTTTTATTGTACTAACTAATTGTTCTTTTGTCTCCATAGTATATTTAAATAATATTTTTTAAATATATTATTAATTTATTTATCATATTGTGAGTGATGTTTAATACAATAATTACTTAATTTAACTGGAGAACCAATTGTATCTGTATCACGAATTTTACAAACTTTATTTCCACATTCCTTTCCTTTATTTGGTCCTCTTAATAAAATATGTTTACATGTATTCACTGAACTTTTGTTTTTTATATTTGTTTTTCCAACCGTTTCATTATTTAAATATTTTTTGTGACTATTACAATATTTTCCCATGCAACGTATTCCACAAATACTTCCTGCATTCTTACCTTTGCTATATACATATTCACATTTACTTTCATAATAAACATATTTACGAGGTGAATTAACAGAGTAAACTAATGATACACCTTCCATCTCTCTATATGGTATTAAATAATTATGAATTGTTCTACAATAAGGACATTTAATTTGATTTACTCTTAAATAAACTATTTCAGTTACATTTTTTACTTTTTTTTGATTATATATCTCTTTGTATAAAGGTAAATAATTAAAAGAATGTCCACATGGAAGATTAATTCTACTATTATCTAATGGTTCGTGTGAAATTAAACAATATTTAGTGTCATTTTCATTATCATTATCTTTTTCACTATCATCATCATTTAAATATTTTAAAAATTCCGATGACGAACAATAATCTACCATCTATAAACATATATAAAAAAATATCTTTATATATTTTATGACAGAATGGACTAATAATACATGGAACTTATTTCACACAATGGCAGAAAAAGTAAAAGAAAATGAATTTAATAATATAAGAGGTAAATTATTTTATTATATAAAAGGTATATGTAGCAAACTTCCATGTCCTGATTGTTCACATCACGCAACTATATTTATGGCAAATGTTAGATTTGAAAATATTCAAAATAAAGATGATTTAAAAAATCTATTTTTCATATTTCACAATAACGTTAATAAAAGAATAAACAAACCAGTATGCAAAAAAAACGTTCTAGAACAATATAAAAATAAAAAATTTCATTTGGTATTGAATGATTTCTTTCAAACATTTACTACTTCTACAAAAGGTAATTTTACATTTATGTCTGAAAATTATAATAGAAAAATTTTTATAGATGATTTTTTAAGTTTTATGAAAAATAATATTAACAGGTTTGACAATTAGTTCGTTTACATCTAAACAATACATATAATCCATTACATGACATTAAAATATGAACAAATAGTAAATGCATGAAAACTGATCTTTTGTATACTTTTATTTTCATTTCTTTAGAAAATAAATAATTAAAAGAAAGATTATATAGTGATAATTCATTTAAATATTCGTTAAAACAAAATCCTCCAATAGTTACAAATGTGTTTATACAATATATATTGAAACAATCATATTTATATGCATCAATATAACATGAAATAAACAAAGTAACAACTACCAACATGTCAAAATATCTTATAAAGCCATTCTTTTTCAAATTATACCAATGCATATTTGTTAATATATAACATAGTACAAACAAATTTGATGTAACAATATGATTATTATTTTTACATAAGTAAGATAAATACAAAAATGGTAAAGATGTTATATGAGCATATTTTGTATATCTATACGGTATAAGAACATCATCCATAGTAAATTATATATTTTAATAAATTTAAATAATTTTATAAATTTATTAAATTATGTTATCAATTGACCATTCTTATATACATCACATCTAAATTTTTGTGCAGTTGGTCTTGTACATACTGCATTATTACTCAATGTTTCACCAAAATACAACATACTTTCGTATCCTTGTGTGTAAAGTAAATAAAACCATGCTATTCCTCCCGCAATACCCAATAATGCTCCTAGAGTAATACCTATCATAGAATTACACTTATACTTACTCCTATAATAACCATCAAAAAACAATAAAATTATGAAGAATATCATTAAAGGGTAGTTTAATTGATCATATAAAAACATTGGTGTAGCTAAATAAGAAGCCGTAAAACCTAAAAATAATTGATTTAATGAAGGTTCACTTACACTATCCGCAAATGGAAACTGTACAATATCACAGACAAAAGAACGCTCACTTACATCAGGAATTAACCCTTCAAGAAAAGGACTAAAAAGGAAACCTGATATTATATACGTAAAAAATGCTCCTGCTAAATAAATAAAAGCTTTTATATCTTGATTAAATACAGATACTAATATAAAGAATGTTCCAATAAATAATGAAGATATTGCTGCTATAAATTCCACGAAACTTTCTAGAGTAAATTGCATAGCCATATTCTATATTAAATATAAATATTATAATTAATCATTTATTAATGAATGTAATAATGCTTCATCTATATTTGTTATCTCATTAAATTCAATACCATCTATTAAAGGATTTGAATCATATTTCTCAATAAATTTTTTAAAATCTGTTTCATTCTCCTTAGGAAATAAAAACTTCTTTACTCCAGCCTTTATACCTCCTAATATTTTTAAATCTAACCCACCTATTGCAGTAACGTTACCCTGCATATTTATCTCTCCCGTTATGGCTATGTCATTCCTAATTTTCTTATTATTTAATAAACTATAAACACACACTGTAATAGCTGTTCCAGCTGAAGGTCCATCTTTAGGAGTTGCACCTTCTGGACAATGTATATGAATACCATTTTTTATTTTTTCAAATTTTTCTACAAGTTCTATCTTTTTATCTTCTTCAGTTAATCTCCATGCTAAAGACTTTGCAACTTCCATACTTTCTTTCATAACGTTTCCTTGTTGACCTGTTAATTTTAAATCTAAAAAACCTGATGTTGGAATAAAAGCAGATTCAATTTGAATTATACCTCCTCTTCCTAATGAATTAGCCCATAAACCATTTATTATACCAACTACATTCTCTTTATGAATTTTCTTCTCATTAATAGGATTCTTTCTTTTTAAATACTTATTCTTAATATCATCTATATTTATATTTAATGGAAACTCAATGTCATTAATATCTTTACTAAGTAATTCTAAATTTACTTCTCCTATTATCTCAAATAATAACTCTTTTAATTTTCTTACACCAGATTCACATGTATAGTCTTCTATTAATGTAGTTAATGTATCATTTGAAAAATATATATTTCCTACTTGTCCAACTCTTTCATATAACTCAGGTAATATATGATTATTACAAATTACTATTTTCTCTTCCATCTTCAAATTATCAAATTTTATTCTATGTATTCTATCTAATAATATTTTATCCATCACATCTACATCATTATACGAAAAAACAAAAAGTACCTTTGATAAATCTAAATCAACTCCTGAAAAATATTTGTCTTGTATTACGTCATTTTGTGTAGTATCTATTAAATGTGTTAATATACTTATTATTTCCTTACCACTCTCGGTTCTACTAACTTTATCTATTTCATCTATGAATATTATTGGATTCATACATTTTGTATCCATCAATATATCAACTATTTTTCCCCATTGTGATCCAACATATGTATAATTATGACCTTCTAACGTACTACCATTACTAGTTCCACCTATTGCAATAAAAGAAAATGGTCTAGATTCACCATTTTCATCTTTCAAACAGTTTGCTAACCCTTTTTTTGCAAGGCTTGTTTTTCCTACACCTGGAGGACCTTCAAAACCTAAACAATATCCACTATTCTTTCCGTTTATCCATTGACCAACTATCCTTTCTATCTGTCTTTTTGCGTCTTCATGACCATAAACACTAGAATCTAATGTTTTTTTACAATCCATCATGTATCTATTAATTTTATGTGTCGTATTATTAACATTACTAACATGTTGATACAATTTTAAATCTGAACCTTTCAAAATTTCTAAATATTCTACCAATTCATAAACAAATGATGTATTCAAATTTTCCTTTAATATTTCTTTAAATAATACCTTTTTAGAATCTATTTTTTTTAAAATAGAACACTCTTTTATTTTATTCTCATCAATAACATCAGACATCGATTTAATAAAGTTTACCATTTCATTAAATTTTGATTTTTTCATTTTATTTATTTTATCATTTATTAATTCAATATTACCATCTATCACATTTAATTCTAATTCTTTACATATACTACTAGCTAGTTTCTTTATTTCTATATCACTGTAGTTGACACTACTATCTATATTATAATTTTTTAAGTTATTACTAGTTTTTATAAAATTTCTAAAATTCATTATATTAGTTTTTACAATATCAAATATTGGTTCTTTTTTATAAATACTAAATGGTATTTTTAATAATCCATCTAACCATTGTCTAGCCTTTGAAGTTGTATCGTCCGACTTTGACTTTATCTCTTTCAACTTCATCATTGCCTTCTCTTTTACAGTATCATTTACCTTTAATAAACATATTCTTTGTTCTAAAGGTACTTTATTTAGACTATCCATACTTAACAAATTGTGAGTATATTCAATTGTTTCTTTCATTGCACATTTGAACTTTATTTTTATATTCCAAGGCAAACTATCAAATAGTATTGTCTGTTCATATGTATCGGGTGTATTTTTATCATCATTTGAAATACTATCATACAACAAATATGCCATATATTGGAACTCTGTATCATTATCATTCAAAAGTAATTGTATTAATGTCTTTCTCTTTTCAAATAAATCAGATTTTATAAATTCAGATATTATCTTAGAAAGAGGTCTATTTTTAAATATTTTTATTGAACTCAAATAATTTCGATACAAATCAAATATTTTATCTCTATTATTTACTAGCAATTCAGATAAAAATAATGATTTATAAAATACATTAAATATACTCTTATCTATATCTTCATCATCAGGAATATTATCTTGTACACCATAATATATATCATATATATATTGATTACTTAATAAATATTCAATCATCATTATATCAACTAATACTGTAACAACTACTGAAGTTTTTATTTCACTGTCTTTTATTATTATCTTTATAGTGTTCAGCTTTAAATTATGATTACTACTATCATTCCTATTTGTATAACAATACAAATTTTCTTTATTTTTTGAAAAATAAATATCTTCTAAAATAGGATTAGATTCAGAATTATCATTAACTTCTTTACTCTCTTTATCATTTATTACTTTGTATGATATAGGATGTGTATAATTCATTAAAATTTCGAACTTGGATTTATCATTTTCGTTTTTTATATTTTTTTCAAAATAATCATTTCCAAAACATATATTTATTAAATGATCTAAACTATTTGTACCATATAATTTTATTATACTAGATAGTTTATTATTTAATGTTTGTAAACAACTAATCATATCTTCAATTTCCATTGTATGATCTTTTATATGACACTCTAGTAACCTTAATTGATCCATTATACAATTTAATTCGTTAACACTGTAATTTATTTCATTAGAACCAATTATATTTATTTTTTTGTATTCCATTAGAGATAAAAATGTTTTTTTTATGACGTCTTCATAAAATATTATTTTTTGTATGACAACTTCATAAAAATCCTGGGACTTAACAACTACCTCATTTTTTGGATCCATATTATAACATTCTATTATAAAATTGCAATTTTACATTACAATTACTAAAACTAATTAAAAATACATACAAATATATATTTATGGGTATTCCAGCATATTTTTCACACATCATTAAAAACCATAAAAATATTATCAAAAAAATAGATACACTTGATCAAGTTGATAATTTATATATGGACTGTAATAGTATTATTTATGATGCATTTCATTCACTAGAAAATAAAATTAAAAATGTACCAGAAAATATTATAAAAAATGTTATTATTAAAATAAAACATTACATAAATACTATAAATCCTAATAAAAATATTATATTGGCATTTGATGGTGTTGCACCAGTTGCGAAACTTGAACAACAAAGAACAAGACGAACAAGAAGTCAATTTTTAAATGAAATTAATTCTATATTTAAAAATGAAATAAATAACATGTGGAATACCAATGCTATTACCCCTGGAACAGAATTTATGGAAAAACTTGGTACAACAATTACAAATGAATTCAAAGATAATAAATCTATTAAAGTATACTTTTTTGATCCAGGTGAAGGCGAACATAAAATATTTGACTACATCAGATCTAAACCAGAAGAACATATTAATTATAACACAATTATATATGGTTTAGATGCTGACCTTATTATGTTAAGTATAAATCATTTACCTATAAGTGAAAAAATATTCTTATTTAGAGAAACACCACAATTTATCAAATCACTAGACTCTTCCTTAGATCCAAATAAATTATATATGATTGATATACCACTGCTTACTAATGAAATAATACTTGAAATGAATAATTATAAAGAATCTAATAAAAACATTCAAGAAAAACGAATATATGATTATATATTTTTATGTTTTATTCTTGGAAATGATTTTATGCCTCATGCTCCTTCAATCAATATAAGAACAAATGGAATTGATATCTTATTAGATATTTATAGAAATACATTTGGAGGATCGGAAGATTACATAACAGATGGTAAAACTATTTATTGGAAAAATTTCAGAAAATTAATAAATAAAATTTCTGAAAATGAAGAAAATTACCTTAAACATGAACATATTAAACGTGATAAATCATCTAAAAGATTCTATCCTACTAATACTCCTGAAGAAAAAGAAAATAAATTTATGTCATTACCTAGTTTTGATAGAAAATATGAAATATTTATTAACCCTTTTGAAAATGGATGGCAAGAAAGATATTATAAAGTGTTATTTAATTTAAAAATTGACGATAATAGAAGACAACAAATATGTCAAAATTACCTTGAAGCCTTAGAATGGACATTTAAGTATTATACTTTTGGGTGTCAAGACTGGAGATGGAAATATAAGTATAATTATGCACCCTTATTTCAAGACTTAATTAAATATATACCATATTTTGAAACTGAATTTATTAAAAAAAAACCAATAAATCCCGTAACTCCAACTACTCAACTAGCATATGTATTACCGAAAAGTTCACATATATTATTATCAAAAGAAACGTTAAATAAGTTAGATCAATACATAAATGAATGGTATCCTGACAATTTTGAATTTAAATATTCATACTGTAAATATTTTTGGGAATCACATGTTGAATTACCAGAAATTCCAATTAATCAATTGGAAAAACTATTAGTTAAATAGTATTTTATAGTGTTTTATTTAATAATAACTTTATTAAATAAAACAAATTATTTTTTTATAGACTCCAATTTATTTTTATATGAAATTGTTTTATCTACTACTATTGGTTTCTTATCACCTCTTCTAATTTTTAAAACATCTAACAGTAGTTCTCTATTATCTCTATAACTTATAGTTGGTAATCTACCTTGTGGTAAAAAAGAACTTTTCGATAATCTTCTCCACATTATATTTAAATTATATATATATTTAAATTGTTATAATATTAATTATTATCGTCTTTTTTCATTAGATCCTCTTTTAATATTTTTGTATGATTTGCTATATTTTTTATTATCTTTTTCTTATCCTTCTCTTCATCACCATTACATCCAAACATATTAGAAACTATTTTGTGATATTCATCTGCTCTTTCAGAATTAGCATTTCTAGCCTGAGGATACTTTTCAACCCATTCTTTCATTTGAACTACATTCTTTTTCTTTATATCTTCTAATGTATTTGTCAATTTTTCATTTGAAATTACATTCTCATTTCTCTCCCATGTATCATTATCCTTTATATATAAAACATCTCTTTTTACATCGGTACAGTGAATAGGTCTTTTCTCAATATCTAATTGTTCTAACCCTTTTATTATAATTTTCGACATACCTTCTACATACCCCAATTTTCCCATATTTTCCAAATCTTCTAACTGTAATTTTAAATTTTGAACAAAATCAGTTAGATTTAATGCATCTTTGCAATTTTCATTCAAGAAAACGTTCAAATTAAATACATTGTTATTTATATTCTGAGTATTATTAACAACCTTAGGTTCTTTTGCTAACTCAACAACTTTCTCTGTTAACACTTTGTTATCTTCTGATAACTGCACACACTTATTAACAACATCTACAAATTGTTCCATAGATACAGTGTCTTTCAACTTAACTTCTTTCTCTGAATCGTTACTATCATTTTTTATTAAACTACATTTCTTTTTATGTCTAGATAAACTTGACTTATGTGAAAAAAATGATCCACAATTACAGAAATATTTATCTGAAGTAATTCCGTTAGCAGCAAGTGTTAGCTTATCAGTTAGCTTTATATGTTTACGTGTGGTTAAATGTCTATTGTAATCACCTTTTTTACTACATGAAAAGTCACAAATAATACACACAAATTTATCGGTGTTTTTTGATGTATTTTTGATAGCATCGGTTAGCATATATACTAAACTATCATATTTTTTTTTTATATTATTTTAATTCTGCTTTTTACTCGATATAGAATTATAATCTCTAATCAGTTTCTTTGTGATAATGTATCTATTTGATTTATAAAAATCTCTTTTATATTTAATAAATATCATATATATATCAAAATACATTACTATTATTAATTCAATTAACATAATATATTTAAAAAAAATACTCAAATATAACGGTTTATTATTAACACTAAAAAATGTTATGGTCACAAAATATAATTTAAAAATATATCATAATTAATTATCATTTGAAAAAAGTTATTTAACTGCTTTTTTTTAAAAGTGTCAGTAACAAAAAAACCCAACTGTACAATAGTTGTAGAGGATAAAATTTTGTCTGGAAAGTTTTCAAGAATTTCAGAAATGGACAATTTTTGAGAAAAAAAAAATGTCCATTTTCAAAATGTTTCGTCCAAGCTCAACGAAAAAAAGTTCAAAACCATAAATTAAAAACTTTTTTTCAAAAATGAGAGCATTCTCTAGCAAAATCACTTTTTTTGGAATTTGGCCATTTTGGAAATTTTTTGGGCAAATTTTTTTTTAAAAAAAATCTCAGTCACAAATTTTTAATGATAAAACAAAAAACATCAAACCAATAATCTAGAGATGTTTTTTTATACATCAAATAGCGTAAAATTAGCACATTTTGTGTTCCGTAACAAATGTGTATTAATTAGCATAAAACATCAAATGATAAATGGTAAGATGTTTTTATACATCAAATATTGATGTAAAAAAAGATGTAAAAATAATGTCCAAATTAGCATTTTTAGCACACAAAAAATCATCAATGTCCATTTTGCAAAATGCTACCCCAAAAAACTCCCCCATTTTAGTTCAAGACCATAAAATCCATTTTTCATGTATATAAATATAATTTATATACATAAACAGTAAGAAAACTAAAAAACATCACTTATTTACAAAGAATTTAATCTTATTTTCATAGGGTTCCATTTCTTTTCTATTGAATAAAAAATCTTCCCTTAAAAATACAGATTTTGCGTTTATTTTAGATGATGCAATTGTGTCTGGACCATCTCTCTTTATTAGATTGTCTGTTCTATTTGAAGGTCGTACTATAGATATGTGTCCAAACAAATTTTTATCGTCTTCAACACCTGCTACAACAAGATTTCCATTTTTTGCTTCATTATTAGCTGTAACATACACATTAGGTACTTGTCCTTCAATCCTTTTCCAACCATTTTTTCGGGCATCTTCTGAAGATAACCACTGTAATTGATTAGTTGCTAACCCTTTTTGGTTAAATCCTTCTCTAGTTCCTATCATTTTAACATTCATATCATTACATATTCTATAAACTAAACATGAACAATGACTAGTCCTAACCCATGTTGATTTTGGAGGCATATAATCACCTGTTTCACAATCAACATTATATCCTGGAAGCCATTTATTATCAAGATCATACGTATCTAAAAGTTCAATTAATTTACGTTGTTTACTAGTGTATGTATAAGGATAAAACAAAGATGCTATGATTATAATTGTAAAGAGTATAATATAATATTTCATATCTATATATATTTAAAAATATTTTAAATATATAAATATATGGTCTATTTAAATATTGAGTTAAAAAAAAGAGAAGATTTAGTTAAGTTTTTAAAAGAAAATAAAGGATTAATAATTGTAAAATTTAGTGCTCCATGGTGTGGACCATGTCAAAATATAAAAGATATAGTTGATCATTATTTCAAAAATTCTCCTGAAAATTGTTCTTGTGTATCAATTGATGTAGATGAGAGTATTGATATATTTGCTGCAATGAAAAGATATAAAGTGTTAAAAGGAGTACCTGGATTATTATGCTATGTAAAAGATGAGTCAGATGGTATATTTCCAACTTTTGTTTGTAATACAGGTGATAAAGAAGAGGTAAACAAATTTTTTATTGAATGTTTTGAAAAATCAAAGAGTGTTTAAAGAAGTATCAATTCGTAAATTTGAGGTATTTTGAGGTGTTTCTGATTCTTCAGATTCAATATCACTTTCAATAGCAATAACTTCTTCTTGAAATGGACCATATTCATCATTTACAGATTCTTCATCATAATAAAAATCCGAAAAATCCTGTGGTTGTGGTTCTGGTTCATTATTATACGAATAGGTGGTTTCATAATTTTCTGTAAAAAATTCTTGAATTGCATTAGTATCACTGATATTTTGTATAGTAATTGTTCTTGTTCTATTTCTTGGTCGAAATGCAGTCATAAAGTTTCTGTATTCATTCACATTTTCACGTTGTGATATAGTTACAATTTCATCTTGCCAAGAGTTGTATAACCAACTATCTAACCTTAAATCTTGATTGTCTCTGATATCTCTCATATCTTCATCAAAGAAATCTTGTACACTTACATATGTATTAGGAGTAAAACATTCAGGATCTAAAAACATATTTCTACAAAGTGGACATTCATTATTTTTTTTTCCATATCTAATTATACATGGTAAACAAAATTTGTGTCCACAATTAGTAACGGCAAAATTAAGATAGTTATTTGATGCATCTTTTAATAATTCAATCATACATATTGGACATTCATAGTTATTATTCATATATATAGTTTATTATTTAAATTTATAATATAAATATAAATAATGAGTTTTGACCTAGATATAACTAACTATAAATTACAAGATATTTTGAATTTGTTTAATCTAACGTTGGATTTTAACGAAGATGATTTAAAACAAGCAAAAAAAATTACATTAAAAACACATCCTGATAAAAGTAAATTACCAAAAGAATATTTTTTATTTTACAGTAAAGCTTATAAAAAACTATATCATATTTATTCATTTAGAAAAAATAGTGGTAAAAAGTTTGAAATAGAGTATTCTGAATTAATAAATGAAGATGAAACATTAAAGGAAGCAATTACTTTAATAAATAAAACTAAGAATGAAAATTTTAATAAATGGTTTAATAAAACGTTTGATGAATTAAATAAAATAGAAACACATGGATATTCAGAATGGTTAGCTAATGAGAATAGTGAGATATCTGAAAAAATTAAAAACTCAAAGAGTAATAAAGAGAAAGAAGATATAATAAAAGAAGAGAAAACGAAGAACAGAGAATTAACAATATATAAAGATATAGAAGATATATATGCAGTATCATCTGTAAATTCATGTAATTTATCTAAAAACAATCCAGATTATTATGGAAATGGAGAGTTATTTAGTAAAAATAATTATGAAGATTTAAAAAATGCATATGAAAATTCATTAATACCAGTAACAGATTCAGATTATAATGATAAAAAAAAATATAATAATGTTTTTGAATTAAAGAAAGATAGGAAGGATTCAGAAATAAATTTGAATAGTGATAGTATAAGAAAACAACAAATAACATATATGGAAAATAAAAGAAGAATGGAAGAACAACAAGGAACCGAAATAGGATGGGAGTTAGCAAATGAAATAGAAGTATCAGAAAAAAAAAATAAAGAATTTATGAGTAAATTCAGCTTATTAAAATATTAGTAAATATATATATAATGAAAACAGATTATACTAAATATTTATTAGCATTTGCAGTAGTAATCGGTTCAGGAATGTTATATCAAAGATATCAAGAGAAAGAAAAAAAGAAATTATCTAAAGAAAATTATGAGCTGATTAAAAAATATATTTTAAATGAATCTTCTTTAGCTAATTTAAAAAAACCCATATTATGGATTCACATACCTTATTCACATAATGCGAGAGAATGGGAAAGTTTTGGATCAAGATTATCATTAAACTTAAATCAACCGTATATAAATTTAACTATTAAATCACTAATAGATAAATGTGGAAAGTCATTTCATATATGTTTAATAGATGATGATACTTTTAAGAATTTATTACCATCATGGGATTTAGATTTATCAAGAGTAGGAGAACCAGTAAAATCATACATTAGAAATCTAGCTATGATGAATTTATTATATAACTACGGAGGCATGATTGTACCACATACTTTTATTTGCTTAAAAAATTTAAAGAACATGTATGAAGATGGAGTAAAGAAAGATCATATATTTATGTGTGAATTAATGAACAGGTCAAAATCTGCAGATGTTTTATCTCATTCACCTAATATAAATTTTATGGGTTCAGAAAAAGAAAATCCAATAATATTTGATTCAATAAAATTTTTAGAAAATTTAGTATCATCAGATCAATCATCAGAAGTACAAGTTTCAGATGTTCTTAACGGATGGTTTACTCAAAAGATACTTAAAAAAGAAAAGATAAACTTAGTTTCTGGTCGTAAGATTGGTACAAAATTAACCAATGATAAACCATTAGGTTTAGAAGAATTGTTTGCTGAAGATAATGAAAATTTACCTAATTCAGGTTATGGTATTTTAATACCTGGTGATGAACTTTTGAAAAGACAAAATTATCAATGGTTCTTAAGAATGTCAGAAAAAGAAATTTTAGAGAGTGATATGGTGGTATCTAAATATTTTAATCAGGCTTTAAACAATTAATATTTTTAATATAATATATAATTTCATATGTTGATTTATTATATGTTATGTTTGACCGAATGTTAATATTTTTGAATTTACAAATTTGTCTTATAATAGTTGCTAAAGATTTATAATTAATTTTTTTATTAACATAATGTTTTTTTGAAATGTAATAAAACGGTTCTATAATTGTACAAAAAGGTTGTATATAGTTCATCATAACACCTTTTTTATAAGAACTATTTTTAAATATGTATTCATTATCTTTTACTTCACATATATTATCTAAAAAATCATACAAAACATTTAAGGATAGATCATATTTAAAAATTTGTGAATGTGTCATAAATAAATATGATATATTATTTTAATTAATTATTAAAAAAACCTAATTATATATTATTATGCCAGGTGGTTTATTAAATTTAATATCAGAAGGAAACCAAAATATATATTTGACAGGAAATCCAACAAAAACTTTCTTTAAAGCAACTTATGCAAAACATACAAATTTTGGTTTACAAAAATTCAGAATAGATATGAATGGTTCTAGAACTCTAAGAATGTTAGAAGATTCAGAGTTTAAATTTCGAATACCAAGATATGCAGATTTGTTAATGGATAGTTATGTTGTTATAACATTACCGCACATATGGAGTCCAATTTATCCTCCACAAGAGAGAGAACATGTGTGGGCACCATACGAGTTTAAGTGGATAAAAAATTTAGGTTGTGAAATGATAAAGGAAATTGAAATATCAGTCGGTGGACAAATATTACAAAAGATTTCTGGATCTTATATGAAATGTTTAGTTGAAAGAGATTTTAACAAAGATAAAAAAGAATTATTTGATAGTATGACAGGAAATATACCTGAATGTAATGATCCAGCTAATGCAGGTGGAAGAGTAAATATGTATCCCAGTGCATTTTATACACCTAATCAAAATGGAGCAGAACCATCTATTAAAGGTAGAAGACTTTATGTGCCAATATTATCATGGTTTTCAATGAATTCCAAAATGGCATTTCCTTTAGTAGCTATGCAATATAACGAATTAGTAATAACAATAAAAATGAGACCTCTTTATGAATTATTCATAGTAAGAGATGTAACAGATCAAGATAACAGTTTTCCGTATATTCAACCAAGATTTAACGCAGCATCAGGTTTATTTCAAATGTATAGATTTTTACAAACTCCCCCAGCTGTAGATTTAAATGAATATTCTTATGGTGTGAGAAATGATACATGGAATGCTGATATTCATTTAATAGCAACATATGGGTTTTTATCAGATGAAGAAGTGAAAGTATTTGCATTAAATGAACAGAGATATTTAATAAAAGATGTACGTGATTATAATTTTTTAAATGTATTTGGATCAAAGAAAGTAAAGTTAGATTCTTTAGGTATGATATCTGCTTGGATGTGGTATTTTAGAAGAAATGATGCATATCTAAGAAATGAATGGAGTAATTATACAAATTGGCCTTACAATTATATACCATATGATTTAGAATTAGCTCCACCTAGAGGTACTTGGAAATATAATAATTTTCTTGGAGAATATGTTGGTGATAGTGTATCTTTTATTGAATTTGAAAGCACGTATCAAGATGGTTTTGGTCCTGGTATAAATCCAGACGGAAGGTCTACACCATGGATGATTACTGGTGATTACAACCCTCAAAATGAAAAACATATAATGGTGGATTTTGGTATAATGTTTGATGGTAAATACAGAGAAAATGTTTTACCTTCTGGGGTATTTGATTTTGTTGAAAAATTTTCTAGAACAAAATCCTTTGCTAAAGAAGGTTTATACTGTTATAATTTTTGTCTAGATAATAATCCATATGATATGCAACCTTCAGGTGCTATAAATTTAAGTAAATTTAAAAATATTGAATTAGAATTTAATACTATTTTACCTACATTAGATGAACAAGCACAATTTTCTATTATATGTGATGCTGATGGAAATCAAATTGGAGTAAATAATCCAAGATGGCAAACATATAATTATACATATGATTTAGTTCTACACGAAGAAAGATATAATATTGTTGTATTTTCAAGTGGTAATTGTTCATTGGCGTACGCTAGATAATTAATATATAAATTTTATATTTAAAGCTTTGTTAATTTAGATATATAATGAATAAAATAAAAAATAGTGTTACATATGTTTTAAAATCAATTAAGAAGGACACATCTTTAAAGCCTATTTTACCAAATTTAAAAGGTAAAACATATATTGTTTCAGGTGGGTCTAGGGGTATAGGATATAATATTGCAAAAAAGATTGCAATAGAAGGTGGTAATGTAATAATTACAGGAAAAACAGTAACAAAACATCCAAAATTGGAAGGAACAGTATATACTGCAGCAGAAAATATTTGTGATATTGTTAAAAAGTCATCATGTACAGGAATACCATGTGATGTTAGGGTAGAGACTGATATAGATCATGCTATAAATGAAACATTAGATATTTATGGAGGTTTGGACGGAGTAATATTGAATGCAAGTGCTCTTTGTTTAAATAATACTTTGAATCAAACAACAAAAGAGGTTGAATTAATGAGTTCAGTAAATATAAATGGTACATATTTAATGGGTCAGAAGTGTTTAAAACACATTCAAAAATCAGGACATGGATCAGTATTAGTAATTGCTCCACCACTTGATATGTTAAATAATGATGATTGGTGGGTAAATCATTTATATTATAGTATATCTAAATTCAATATGAGTTTAATGGCGAAATATTGGAATAAAGAATTTCCTAATGTTGCAGTAAATACTCTTTGGCCTCGTACAACAATAGCAACAGCTCCTGTAATGAATTTACTAGGAGGACAAGAAATGATTGATATATCTAGAACTGCTGATATAATGGGTGATGCAGCAAAATCAATAATAATGGCAGATCCTAAAATTTGTAATGGTAAGAATTTTATAGATGACGAAGTATTAGCTTCATTGGATATAGACATTGAAAAATATAGAGTAAATAAAGAAATAAAAGAGAAAGATTTAATGCCTGATTTCTTTTGTTAAATAATATATAATATTAGTAATAATTTATATTATTTATACAGAACTAGGATCAGAAGATGGAACTGGTGCATCAACCATGTATGGTGGGTCTAATGTTTTTGAAAAACAATTACTAGATACATCTACTATAGTACTAACATTACCATTAGAGTCAGTAACAGAAGATGTAACTGCAGGTGTAAAATTACATAACTTTCTTCCAGCTCTACTTGAAAAACTTGTACATCTTGTCTCATCACCAAGACCAGTAGTTGGTTCGTTAAATTGACCACATGGTGCAACTTGTTCTGCACATGTTTCTAATACATTTCCAAATGCACTTCCTGATCTTCTTAAATAGTAATAAGTTCCTATAGGTTCTTCACTGCCATCTGTAGGTGGAACATGATCTCCTTCCATACATTTATTGTAATCAACACCTAGAGTACCTAATTGAGATTCTTCAGCAGAAGGTAGACTATAATTTGTTTGAGATACATCACTTGATGTAGGTAAAAGAGCTCCTGCACTTCCAGAAACGTCAGTAAACATACCAGTACTAGCAGGAAATCCATGTAAAAAGTCTAAAGGTGAAGTATAATGCCCTCCACTTGTAGCAGCTGTCCCTGGTAGATATGTATCATTTAAAGAACCACTACCACTTGTTCCATTTACTGTAATATTATTAATTATGCCAGCCTCACCAAACCCACCAGAACTATTTGAAATATCAATATAACCAGTATGTGTAACACCAGAAATATCTATTTCGTATTGTTGTTTTGTTTCTAGAGTTCCAGTGTATGTAACACCAGAAATATCTACGGAAAATGGAGTCATTTTTTCTAAAAGTGGTTTTGCATATACTAATAATGCTAAAAGTAATATTAAAACAACGAATAACATGATTAACATTTTCATAGTAAATTTCTTCATATATAAAATAATAATATTTTATTATTATTATTTTATTTAGAAAAATTGATTTTGGAATTCCATTTTTTTTCAGCAGCAAAAAATATGGGTATTTGTTGTTCTTTGTGTTTTAAATATAATGTCTTTGCAATGGATATTGCTAATAGTGTTGTTGGTAAGGTAAAAACGATGCTATATAAAATAAACTGGACTGATGATGTTACGTTATCTTTATCAATTAGTGGAGATGCCAATAAAAAATTAGTTAAAATTATAGCAAATGAGATTATTAAATGCTGTAAATTAAACAAAATTCCTGTTTTAAAATTAAATGGATTTATAACAGAATTTATTGCACTTCAAATTTCAGGATTATTATTTAATAATATTTTATATGAAACATTGAAATTACCATCATTAATATCAATAACCACTGGAGATGAAATTATAAAGCATGAATACAAAAATATATTTATAGATAATGCTATTAGAATATTTATAAATGATAATTATGTTAATTGTGATGTGAATATTTTAAGAGAATTTAGAGATCAATTTAAGATTCAAAATAATATGTCAAATATAGATTTCAATAAAGAACCAGGAAAGTTTTTATTAATATTTGTTTTATCTAAGTATGTAGTAAAAGTTACAGAGGATCTAATACCAGATAGTGATAATCTTAATTTTATGAAATATTATAATTCTATTCATAAAAAAAAAGCTTGGTATGATAAGGAAGTGAATAAATTGATTAATGAAGAAGAAGTTAAATTCTAATTGAAATACGATTTAAAAAGATAATTATTTTTAATGTATGGAGTTAAGAAGTGGTGTAAAAATTCCAAAAGAGTATAAATTAAAAGAGAAAGATTTAAATAAGGTGAAAAGAAAATCAAAAATATTACGTCTAACTGCTAAAGAAGTGATTTATAATAGTTTAATAAAAAATTCAACTAATGTTAAATATTCTGTTAGTTTTGCACTTTGTATTTTTGTATTTTTGTATTACATTACAATTGCGTTTAAACAATAATTAAGTAACGCCATTCTAACATAAACACCGTTTTCTGCTTGTTGAAAATATTTTGCTCTGTGATCATTATCACAGACAGGATTAATTTCAAAATTTCTAGGAAGTGGATGCATTAATATTGATATATTTTTCATTCTTTTCATAATTTCTGGTGTCATTGAAATACTTTTATATTTTGAAATAATATTTGGATCATGAGTATTAAGTCTTTCGAGTTGAACACGTGTCATATAAACAACATCAACAAATTCGATACATTCATTATAACTGTTAATATTTGTAATGTTATATTGTTTAAATTGAGTAAGATCAAATTCTAAACCATCAATAGATAATAAATATATTTTAATGTCTTTATAAAATGATACTAATAGTTTAACTAATGAATGAACAGTTCTACTATTTTTTAAATCACCAACAAATAGTATTGAATAAAGTTTTTTATCAAAATGTGTATTTATTGTATATAGATCAAGTATAGCTTGTGTAGGATGTTCACCAGAACCGTCTCCCGCATTAATAAGTGGAACATTTGTATATGTTTTTATATCTTCAAAAACCCCCTTTTCGGGATGTCTAATAACGAGTAAATCACAATATGCTTCCATAGTTTTAATAGTGTCTCTAAGTGATTCTCCTTTTTTAGAACTAGAGTATTCATGATTATAAGTAACATAACTCCCTCCACATCTGTTAACTGCACTTTGAAATGAACAAAAAGTTCTTGTAGATGGTTCGAAAAACATAATACCAATATTATAAGGTTTTAGGGTAGAGTTTGTCTTTTGATTTGGAGCCAATCTACTATTTTTAATAATAGATTTGTACTTAGTAGCTAGTTTAAATATTTTCTCAATTTTATCAATAGATATATCATTAATTGAAATTAAACTTGGCATTATATTAATTGTAATATTTTTTTTTAAATTTGTTAATTATTATATTTAGAATATAATGTTAAATATATATATATGTCAAATAATAAAACTAAAGAAAAATTAAAAGAAAGTGAATTATTAAATGTAATTAAACCTCCGAAACCATTAAGAGTAGGTCTACCCAATTATGCAAGAGATTTACTTTATATGACAGCAGCAGTAATAATATTTTTTTGGTGTGGTGCAAGTTTTCATGTATTAATGTATGGATATAAAATGAATTATAATAAGGGTGATTTTAAAGGTATAAATATAGATGATGTACCGTATACATGTGACTCACCACCTAATGATGATGAAAGTTTTTTTAATTTAGATTCAAGTAGTAGTGCATATTGTTTAAAAGGTTTTGCACTTGAAGGAGCTTGGAAAACAGGGATATTTACAGAAGTAATTGATTTTGTACAAAATACGCTAAAGGAAACTTTTTCAACAGGAAGATATGGTTTGAGTCGTATAATTAGTTTAGTTAGAGAAGGTTATAAAAGAGAAGAACCTAAAGAAGGTATTTCAGGGTTTGGAAGTTTATTTGTTTCATCTTTAATTGCAGTAATGACAGTATTTGTAGGACCAATGATGTTAGGAGTTTTATTAGCTTTTTATTGTTTAATGAATTTTAAACACTTTTTATTTACACTTCGTCCAGAGATGGAAGGTGTAGAAGGTGTAGATGATAGTACTATGATAGGAAATGGAAATACAGATTTTATTAGTTCAGAATTTATTTATAAATGTGTTAAATTGTTTTTTGGAAATTTTGTTCTATATTTTGTATCATTCTTTGCTATAATGATGACTGTACCAGCTTACATATTTTTTTCAATGATTTATTGGATAACAATTTTTGCTGCAAGAGGTGATTCTAATTCTTCTCATTTTAAAGAAGGTAAATTGGAAGGAATAATGAAAATATTAGCAAACAATGGAAAATGGATAGCGACATTATGGTTATTATTTGCTGGAATGATAGGTTATTCTCATTTAGGATTTGGTGCAACAATTGCTGCAGCAGTTGCATTATTATTACATTTAGGAATGAATTTTTTTGGATATTTGACAAAAGGTAGTAAGGATAATATAAATATTTAAAATATAATTATTTAAACATAATAATTATTATATTTTATGGGAAAAAATAACAAAAAGAAGAACTCTCCAAGTAAGTCTAAGATATTGGTAAGTGTTTGCACTCCTACTTTTAATAGGAGACCATTTATACCTTATATGATAAAAATGTATGAAAATCAGGATTTTCCAAAAGATAAAATGGAATGGGTAATAATAGATGATGGAACTGATCCAATAGAAGATTTAATAAATGAGGCAAAAGAAAGAATACCAAATATAAAATACTTTAAATATGATGAAAAAATGCAACTTGGTAAAAAGAGAAACTTAATGCATGAAAAGAGTGTTGGTGAAATATTGGTATATATGGATGATGATGATTATTATCCTTCAGATAGAGTAAGTCATGCTGTTCAGACATTAAATCAAAATAAGAATGCTTTATGTGCAGGATCAAGTGAAATTTATGTATACTTTAAACACATAAATAAAGTGATACAATTTGGTCCATATGCTCCAAATCATGCAACAGCTGGAACATTTGCTTTTAAACGTGAATTACTTAGAGATGGTAATACATATGATGATGAAGCTGCATTGGCAGAAGAAAAGAAATTTTTAAAAGATTATACAGTACCATTTGTTCAATTAGACCCTAAAAAAACAATTTTAGTATTTTCACATGATCATAATACATTTGATAAAAAAAAATTACTTGAAAATCCAAATCCTCAAGTAGTAAAAGATTCAAAATGGAGTGTAAAAGATTTAGTAAAAGAAGGTATGTTAAGAGATTTTTTTATGAATAAGATACATGGTTTATTAAAAGATTATGAACCAGGATTACCAAAACACAAACCAGATGTTTTAAAACAAACAGAAGAGATAAGATTAAAAAGAGAAAAAATGATGGAAGAGGAAAGAAAAAAAATGATAGAAAGTGGAAAATATCCACAAGTTCAACAACCTCAAATAATAGCAGAAGGTCCAAATGGTGAAAAGAAAACCTTAAATATGGAAGAAATAATACATTTATTAAAACAGAAAGACGAACAGTCAAGAAATTTACAAATGACAGTTAATCAATTGGATTATAAAGTAAAAGATTTTGAAAAAACAATAAAAGAATTGGAAAATAAGAATAGAGTTGTTGAATTAAAAAGTGATAATGATGATATAGTAGAACTTTTAAATAAAAAAATAGAATTGTTAGAAAGACAAGTAGTAAAGTTAAAGAATACATCATTACCAATTGATAATAAACATAGTGAATTATTGGAAAAGAATCGTTTATTAGAATCAAAAATTACTTTACTTGAAAGTAAGAACAAGGATTTACAATCGAATATTGGTGTTGGAAATATAATAATGGAAGATAAAAGTGGAAATAAAAGATCTTTAACAAATGAAGATTTAATAAAGGTACTAAAAGAGAAAGATGATAATATAAGTTCTTTGAATGGCGCATTGATGCAAGCTCAACAACATATTAACCACGTATCAAATGAGAACGAATTATTCAAGGAAAAGATATCAATTTTAGAACATATTAAAACAAAACTAGAAAGAGATAAGAATACAAAAGAGAATACAATGCATTTATGTATGAATTAAAAAAATTGACTTAAATATAATATAAAATATATTATTAAAATGTTTAGAATAATATATTTATTTCTACTTATTTGTCTTTCAAAAGGATTTCCATATCCCGTTAGCGGTTTTGGAATGAGAGTTGGTGATAAAATAGTAAAGGTGGAAAAGTTAGAAGATGTTAAACCGTTTGAGAATCAGGGTAGCGTAAATCATGGTATGGATGAACGTTATGAAACAGTAACTCATCGTGACCACAAAAGTATAAGTAAAATAGACGAAAATTTTCAAAAGATAAAAATGTTAAAAACGTTAGAAAATATTCATTTATCAGTAGAATATAAATTAGCTTTAATAAGAGAAAATTCACATCTTTCAGATATATTCGATAGTTCATTAAAAGTTATTAATTTGTATGAAGGTGGTTTACATCATGAATTCGATGATTGGAGTGATGATTTTTAATATATGTTTTAATATTCATATTCTTCTTCATCATCTGTGTAAATGACATTCTTATCGTTAAAAAATTCAATATATCTATAGATTCTGTTAATATCAAGTTTATTAATTTCATAATTTTCAAAAAAAATAGCAATTTCATTTTCTGATAAGTTCTCATTTTTAATGTTGTTAAAAAAACACAATATATCTTTAGTGTCCATCATAAGTTGTTGTGATAAATTAAAAATAAATATAGAATTGTTAAATTCAGTTGAATATTTTGTTAGTACTTTTGTAAATCTTACACCTTCTTCACTTTTGGGTTTGTACTTAATGTTTTCAATGTTATTATGTAAAAGATAATTATTATTAAATGTTTTTAAAAGTGATGTCATTTCGTTAAATTGCCATATTTGTTTTTGAAAAGTGATTCTATCAATATAATCAGAAAAACAAATATTATCTAAAAATTTATTATATAGTGGTATCATTTTATTATATTTATTTTTAGACAATATATCAACAACGTTTTCGTGCCATAATAGAGCAATTATAGTTCTATCAGTTTCAGATATAATCTCATTATGTGAAACGCTATTATATTTATTATTGAATAAAGTAATAATAGTTTTTTTTATATCATCAATATAAGATTTTGTTTGTAAAGTTTCGAATATTTTATTATTTTTGAAGAGATCTTCCTTTTTAATATATATTTCATATAAATTATTCAGTTTTCTAAGATCATTTTGTGTGTATTTAATTATATTATTTTTATTTACATGTGATACAGAAGGAATAATTTCTTCTATAATATTATTTATCTGATTATCGGTTGGTGATTTAATTTCGAAAGTATGACATACTTTCATAAGTTCTTTAATTTTTTTGTCGATATGATAATTTCCAATACAAATAATAGGATTATAACTATATTCTTCGTTTTTTTGTTTTTTTGTTTTTTTTGGTCTTATAATTTTAATTAATGAGTTAATACCACCTTTGTCTCCATTGTTCATTCCATCAATTTCGTCCATAATAATAACAATTTTTTTACAACTTCGTTTAAACATAGTCATAACATTATTTTCAGACATATTGTGTTTAGTGATGTTTTCAATAATACTTTTATTTCTTACATCAGAAGCGTTATAGTTTATAATATCATAATTTAGTTCTTTTAGAATATTAGTAATTAGTGTTGTTTTACCTGATCCAGGATTACCATATATATAAAAACCTCTTTTAATGTTTAACAAGTTTTTATTATTTTCAAAATCATTAATTTTTGTTTTTATTTCATTGATAATTTTTTCTCTATCAAGAATTTTATTTAAATTTATATCATCCATAATAATATAGTAATAAGTTTCTTTTATACAAATTTTAACATAAATATTTTATAAGCAAAAAACATCTTTTATTTGATTAATATGAATTTGATCTATTATATTTTTACATTTAGTAGACTCGTAATAGTTACATAAATTTTTATATAACTCTATAAGAGCAAAATAATTTTTACCATTATAATTTATCTTTTTCTTTAGAAATAATTTTTTTTTACAACAGTTAACATAATGGGAGAAAGTGAAGTAGTTATCATAACAAATATTATTTCTAGCATACGTAATATGATTTCTAATTTTTAAAAAAATATATTCATAATAATATTTTGAGTAATTTGTCTTATTTACACGCATTATTGTTGAAATAGGTAAATAATTGTATATAATATCACATAATTCAATTGGTAAATTATTAATTAATATTAAAATATTTTTCATTATAATATTAATTTATTTTAAAAATTATACTTCATCACAAACATCTCTTTTATTTGTAATACCATCCCATTTTAATCCTAAAGCGTCAGCCCATTTTTGTTTTTCACATCTATCATTAGCACCAGTAAATTTACTATCGCTACTAAAATCAAATCTTTCACAAGTAGAATAATCAGCACTAGGATAATTAGGACAAAAAGTATCATTAGCATTCCCTAAATCATTTATATTAACGCATTCATTAGTACTATCATCAAATTTCCAAAAATCAGGACAACTAGATACAACAGGTGGCCAAGTTTTACCTTTCATTGATTTTCTAATAGATAATCCTATAAGAATTAATGCAACAACTAAAATAGTAACAGAAACAATTAATGCAGTATATTTGAAAGTGTCCATATAATATATCATAATAAATTAAAAAGTTGTATATTTTTTTATAAATTATATATATATATGGCAAATACAAATTTAGAAAATGGCCGAATAAAATTATCAGATGAAAGTCAAATGAATCAATTTGATTTATATGATAAAATACCTACAAAAAGTGATGATTATGTTGAAGCAATGAATGGTAATTTTTATGATACTTGTTTGTCTAAAGCTTTTTTTTCTTCTGAAAATCAAGAAATACTTCAAAATGGAATTCGTGCTGGAGTATACAAAAAATCAAATAATGAATATATAATAGCTAAACAAAATTCAGATAGTTTAAAAACAATAATGAGAAGCGTATATTTGCAAAACTGTAAAAACTTACCAAATGATATTACTGGACAAATAGAAGCTTTGAATAAGATAATAATTGATTACTGTGTAAAAGACATTTATGGAGAAGCAAAAAGTTATATGAAATATAGACATGATTTATCAACACTAGTACAACCATTGGATAAACCATTACAAAACGATAGAGACTATAAACAGTTAGAATTTAAAAGATTTTAAATGTTACAATGAACCTTATCAAAACCTTACAAAAATTAATATTACATGTATATTGCTTTTAATATTAATTATAATACGAAAAATAATTAATATATATTAGATATATATAAGATAATATAACATTATTTAATTTTAAAAGAAATCATAAAATCGTCATTTTTATTTGTATCGTTTCTTGTATCATAATGAATTATTTCAAATTTATCTTCAATTTCTTTTTTATTTTTAAAAACAGATAAGTTTAAAAATGAAGAAATATGTTTAGGTTGTATACATTCAATAATATATATACCCCCTTTTTTCAAATAAGGTGTCAAGACTTCAAATGATATTAATTGATGGCTCAACTCATGACTACCATCGTCAATTATAATATCCAATTGCTTTTTAATATCATCTTTTAATAATTTATTTAGTTGTTCTTTATTTGATTGATCACATACATAAGTCTTAATTCTATCTTCATTATAAATCATTGCTTCCTTATAAATATCGATACCATGTATATTAGAATTAATAAAATAATCTCTCCACATTCTTAAACTGTTACCTGTTTTATAACCATATTTTGTTATAGTGCCATTGTGTCCTCCCATTTGTCCCTTTTCAAGGCATCCTATTCCAATTTCAAGAACATCTTCAACATTATCAATATCATAATCTTTGAATAATTTATTATAACTTGAAATAAAGTTATGTCCGAAAACATGTCTTCCATCTTTGAAACGCATAACTTTATCAAGACCGTATTCTAAAGCACATTTACTTAAGCTAAAATGTTCTGATTGAGGTATTTTATCATTTTTTAATAATTTGATTTGTTTTCTCAATGATTTATTCTCATCATATAAATCATTGTATTTTTTTTCAACTTCTAATAGTCTTTTGAATTCTCTTTCTAATTCTTTTGTTTTTTTTGTATAATTATTAAAATCGAAAATTAGATTATCATCCATATTTTCTTGAGACATTTTTATTTTACTTTTAGAACTAATATATTTATCTAATTCTTCAAATTTTGATATTTTATTAAAAAAATCATTTTCAGCATCATTTATCATTTTTTCAAATACTTCTTTCAATCCAGAGTTTTCAGAAAAAATATTATTAAAATATATTTCATAATTTGATAAAACATCATTAATTTTTGAATAAATATCATCCATATTTGTCCATATAATGTAGTTATGATATGGTATTTGATCTTTACAAGGAACATCTTCACTTATTATTAAGCATCCAGCAAGTAAAGCAGGTAATACTCTAAATTCTTCGAATGTATGATGATGATCTGTTTGATGAACGTTAATAACAACTTTTGAATTAGTATATATTTTTTTTAATTCATCAATATTAAAAACATTTGTTATATTTTTCTTTGAATAGTTATTTAAATTAGAAAACGATTTCATTTTATTAATAAATATTTCTCTTCTTTTACTATTACCTATAAAATGAAATGACGTAAAAATATCAATATTTCTCTCTTGATAATTAGGTATAGAGTAATCATAAGCAATAGGAGGTATATAAATTATCTTATTAATGTTTGTATTTGATAAGGAATTTGATGTTTCAAGATTATATATATTTGGTTTACTATATTCAATAACAAATTTATAATTATTAAAACCATTTATATTATCTATTCGAACATGGTAAAATTTATTTTTATCATAAATACTTGGTATTTTACCAGGTTTTGCTCCTTTTAAGTCTCTTCCTTCACTTAAAACTAATGTATGTTCAAGTTGAAAAAAGAAAGTAATATCATTAGAATTCATGCTTTGTTCTTGTAATTTAAAAAGTATTTTTGTAGTAGGATATTTAATTACATATTTTTTTATAATTTTTTCTAATAATGGAATATTAGTTGCATATTTTTTCAATGTAGACTTATGATAATTTTCAGGATAAATGATTTTTTCCATAATTATTTTTATTATAATTAATTTTGTTATTTTACTTAAATAATTATATAATTTATATTATGGACGAGTTATTGGATGATTGGATATATCCAAAAAACATGAAGAAGTCTGCTTATCATAATGGAGAATTTGCGTTAGATTTTCCTAAGGAAAATTTAATAAATATGATAAGAGGACAATTATCTAGTGGTGATGAAATAATATGGGTTAGGAATTGTGCATTGATAAGTAAAAAAAGTAAATTTTGGTTTAAAGAAGATCAATGTAGAATAACTGATATAGATTTACTAGCTAATAATTTAGATGCATTAAAAAATGATTGTATATTGATTTCATCATATGGTGCTAGACCAGTACCAAGTTCGGTAAAAGATGAAACAGTAAATAAAATATTAGAATGTCCTAAAATAAAAAAATGGTTTACACAAAATTACGATGGAACATTGATTCATCCAAAGTTATTTCCATATCCTATAGGTTTTCCTGCAGTTCAAATTTGGTGGGTTGGTCATAATAAAAATTCAACTATTAAAACAATGTTAGATAAGAGAGATGAATTTTATGATAAAAAGGAAATGAAAGTTTTTTGTGATGTTCACCTATTAGGTAGACCAGGCGTTGGTAAAGAAAGGCTAGTTGTAAAAAAGGAATTAGTTAATAAAGAGAAATATGAACATGTTGTAATACTAGAAAATAGATTAAAAGATATGAAAAAAGTTTATGAATTATATTCTAAGTATCAGTTTGTAATTTGTACTCATGGTCTAGGATTAGATTGTCATAGAACATGGGAAGTATTTATGTTAGGAGGTATAGTTATAACAAAACACTCAGCAATGGATTATTTATATGATGAATTACCAGTAATATTTGTAAATGAATGGAGTGAAGTTCATGATATAAATAATTTACATTTATGGAAAGATCAAGTTAATCATTTAACCACTAAAGATAATATTATACCAAAAATGAAAAGACGTTATTGGATAATGAATAAGGAATATACATTTAATAAAAATATTTTATAATTTATATGGATCAACATTCTAAGAAAGGAGAAGATTTTAAAAAAGTAGTTAAGTTACAAGCATTAGCAAGAGGTTTTATTAAACGTTCAAAATATGTAAAATTTAAAGATACGGATAATAATCCAGAAGATAAACAAAATAATTATTCTAATTTTAGCACGTATTCTGCAAGAGGTCCACCACCAAGAGGTCCACCCAAAAATCCAGTAATGAATGGGGGTGTTCCACCAAGAGCTCCACCAGGTATGTTTACGTATCACACTACAGATGAAACAAGAGAAGAAGAGAAAACAAATGATGAAACAGAAAGAGAAGATGATGAAGTAGATGAAGTAGATGAAGTAGATGAAGTAGGTAGTGGTAATAAAGAGAAAATTAATAAAAAAAAGAGTATTAGTTTACATAATATACTTTCTTTAGCAAAACTAGTACAAAAAGAAATTGTAAATGAAGATGAATTTAGAGACATTGTAAAAAGAATTAGAAAAAGAAACGAAGAAGTTGAATGGTCACTTAAACAAGAATTAATATTAAAATCAATAGGAGAAAAATCTTTATGTTATTTTTTATTGCACAGAGACATATCTGAACGTTATAGAAAAATGTATCAAGTATCAATGATGTATATATTTACACAAACAATGGTATCAAGTGTATTAATGTTTATTGCTTCTGGAGTTCAATCATCCAACGATGATAATTTAATATTAATACCTGTAATTGCAGGTGTACTTAATTTAATTATTGCTCTTCAACAAAAAATTTTAGAGTTCAAACAACCCGAAAGATATATGTTAGAACACGCAACAAGTTCAAAAAGTTTTAGAGAAATATATGACGATATAAATATACAATTAGGATTAGCTAGAAAAGAAAGAAATCCAATGCCACTATATTTAATAAATATGAAAGATAAATATACTATGTCAAAAAAGATTGCACCATATGTATCTAATAGTGATAGTTCAGATTTTCAAAAAAAATACTTAGATATACCTTATAGAAAAACAGAATTAGTCGATCAAAATTGGTCTAATTACATGAATATTTCTCAATTGTCACATCCTGATCATAACTCTTTAGAACATGATATTAAAATTCAAAAAAAATTATATTCACGTACTAATGGCAATAATCGCAAATCAAAAAATGATATTGAAACTGGACAAGATATATATGGAAAAAGATATAACGATGATGACTCATTAGGTGAATATGTTTATGATATTCTGTCTAGAAAAAAACAAAATGGTATACCTGAAGATATAATGGGATTAAACCCAATTGATATATCCAAAAGAGACATAATAGTATCTGATATTAAAAGACAATTAGATCAAGAAGAGGAAGTGATTGATTATGATTTAAGATCTCAACAAAGAATTCATCAATTAAGGAAAAAGTATGATAAGGAAGAACAAGATTATAACTATGATATGGAATTAAATTCAAGTGATAGTTCTGTAGTATCTAGTGATAACGAAGAAGATACAAATAATGAGAACAGTGAAGGTCCTGTTCGTCTTTTGATTAAACATAATAGTAGCAAAAATAATATTTAGTTAATATATGTGCTATAGTGCAGAATCTTCAATAACATCATATTTAATAGGAGCACCAACAAGTTTGTATCTATTATTTTTCTCTAAGAATAAATTTCATAGATATATGGGTTTAGTATTTTTTGTAGTAATCCAAATGCAATTATTAGAATATTTTATATGGATAGATCAAGAATGTACCGGATATAACCAAATAGCATCTACATTAGTTCCTGTAGAATTATCTTTACAAGCTATTTCTATTATTTATGGTGCTTACATATTTAATACTCTTTCATTATCTAAAAAAACATTATTTAATATTTTAATAATTTCTTGTATTGTTTCATTAATTTATTGGTCTTATAACTTTTATTTGCGTGGAAAATGTACAAAAAAGAATATTAATACAAATGCTTTAAATTGGCCTAGTTATACAAATGGAAATAATTTTGCGTTAGATTTTTATTTGAGTATTGATGAAAATATTTTTATGATTTTATATTTTTTAGTATTTTTACTTCCATCATTATTCTTAAAAGATTTAAATGTAAATATTTTGTATAGCGGTTTAGGATTTTTAACATTAGCATTAAATACATATCTTTTTGATAGAGGTTCTACTTTTAGTCGTTGGTGTTATTATCAATCTATTTTTCCATCGATATTAGTTATAAAAGATATTTTAAAAATATAATTTCTTTATGGATAATATGTGGAAAGGTGTTTCTGATGATGATCAAAAATATTTTACTTCTAAGGGATATGCAATCACTTATGGTGAATTAACATTAGATGGTTTAAAAACAATTATGAAGGACAACGTTAAAGTAAAAAAAGATAAAATATTTGTTGATTTAGGTTCTGGTGAAGGTAATGTTGTATTAAATGCTATTAAGTTATATCCACAGTTACAAATGGGAATTGGGATTGAATTGTCAAAATCAAGACATGAGAGAGCAATTGAAAAATTGGAAAATAGTAAATTAAAAGATAAGAATAAAGTAAAGTTTTTTAATGAAGACATATTAGATGATGGATGGGATTACAGTGACTTTGATATTATATATATAAGTAATTTATGTTTTCCAGAAGATGTAAATGTAAAAATTGCCGAAAAAATTAAAAAAGAATGTAAAAAGGGTACTCAAATATTTTGTAGTAAACCATTACCACCAATTGATGGTGGTAATAAAATTTCTGAGTTTAATGTATGTCAAACATGGACTCAAGAAAGTAAAATAAATTATTACAAAATATAATTATTTAAAATAATTTTAATATTTAATTTAATGAATAAAATATTAAGAAAAATTTATGTAGTTAGACATGGCCAATCAATATGGAATCATGATAGTAAATTTACAGGTTGGACAGATATACCATTAACAGATAATGGTAGAAACGAAGCGAAAATAATTGCCAAAACATTATGTGAAAAAGGAATATATCCTAATATTTTCTTTTCTTCGGTTCTGGAAAGATCTCTAGATACATCTAATATTATAAAAAGGCATATGAAGGATGAAATAAAAAACTTTGAAACAAAAACTTACACTACATGGAGACTTAATGAAAAACATTATGGAAGATTAGAGGGTATACCAAGAGAAATTATTAGAGAACAATATGGTAAAAAATTTACGTCTATGATGAGAAATAATTTTTATATGAAACCACCTGTTATAAAAAATTTATCATCAATATCTAAATACCCAGTTTATAGAAATTGTTATTGGGAAAGTAAAAAAAATGGAGAATCTAAACAAGATGTATTAGAAAGGTTATTACCATATTATGAAAACGATATTATGTATACGTTAAATAATATTGAAAATATTCCAATTATAATAACTCATAAGCATTGCGTTAGAGTATTATTAAAACATTTATTAAAAATATCTGATGATGATTTTGAAGAGTTTAACATAGAAAGCAAAAATATTGTTGAAATAATATATAATAATAATAATGAATTTTTAAAATATCAATTAATAAAATATTAATTTATATATATGAGTAATTCCGAAGAAGAACTCAAAAAGCAGCTAGAAGAATCTAGACAAAAAGTAGATGCGTTACAAAATAAATTAGACGAAACAGATAAGTTAGTAACAGATATGGGTCATGAAATAGATGAATTATATGATGTCATTGCAGGCCTTGAAAATGAATTAAAAGAATTTAGAAATGAATAAAGGTATTTATTAATATATTAATATAATATATGAATATATCAATTAAAAAAAATAAATTAAAAGGAGGAGGTGGACAATTATCAAGACCATCTATGGAAGGGGAAATAGCACCTCATGCTGAATTAGTTAAACAAGTAATATATATATTTGATTATACTACACCTTTTAGACAAGATATTTCTCGATTTCAAGAATATATAATAACAGATGAATCACAACGTAAGACTCCACAATTGGGAGATAAGAGAGGAAAAGGTGAATATATAATAAATTTAGTATACGATCAAGAGGACGAAGGAATTAATGAATATCGAGATATAAAATCACGAATAAAAGATATTATCGATAATCAACAAGATAAATATGGAAAACTTCATAGAAAACTTAGGAGTGTTGAACGATCACAACAATCTAAGAGAGCTGAGTTGGATGAGGGGCAGTCGGTTCAGCCATTTACGTTGTATATTGAAATTTCAAGACTTCAAGAAGAAATTGATAAAATTGAAGAAGAAATTAATGTTACAGCAGTAAGATTGAGACATCTAAACGTCATACAACGTTATTTAATGACTTATAATACAGATGTTCGTTACCCTCTTATTGAAGGAAGAATTACTAATTTAGGTAAAAGAAGATCTAGTGGAGATGATTCAGATCTTCCAGTTGCTAGAATGACGTCAGGAGGAAAAAAATGGTCAAAGAAATATAAAGCAAAAATAAATTGTAAAAATCCAAAAGGTTTTTCTCAGAAACAATATTGTAAATATGGGCGTAAAAAAATGAAAGGAGGAGGTGGGGCTATGTCTTTATTTTCTACTTCAACAGATGAGGATGGTTATATCGAAATTACAGATGATTATGGAAATCCCATATTATGTCCAATTTGTATGAGAGGTTTTGAGTATGGTAAACCTAATATTCTTATCTGCGGAGGAGATAATGGAATAAAGAAAGGAATTGGTTGTCAAAATTACTTTCATGTAGAGTGTTGGAAAAAAATGAGAAAAACAACAAGAAAACGAACTTGTCCAATATGTAAAAGAATACCAAAATTGAAATATAGAGAGTTAAATGATAATATAACTCCAGAAAGAACTTTAATTGATCAACCAAAACCAAAATGGGATTGGCCACATTCTAGGATTTGGGTTGATGAGGATTTAAGACCTATAGATATAGCTACAGGATTGTCAAAACGTGGTGGTGTAAAAAGAAAAACTAAGAGAAATAAAAGTAAAAGAAGAAATACTCGTAGAAAGAGAATTAAATAAAAAAAATTGAATTAATTTAAATATACAAAATTTATATTAATTAAAATGGAATTCTTAACGTGTAGCACTAATGAACTACGTAATATGAAAATAGAAAAATATTTGAAAAATCCTAACATGAAACCACGAAAAAATCCAATACATCGTAGATTCGTGGATAGGAGTGAAGATGTATTTGAAACTTTCAATATAATTAATAAATACTGTACTGAAAAGGGAAGTCATAATTTGATATATCGAAATGATGATATAGTAGTAAGAATATCAAAAAAAATATTCTATCCAGGAGATATAGACAGTAGTTATAATTTTAACGACAGATATAATGAAATTTACATTAGTTATAATGTGAAAGAAGAAGACGAACGTATTTTAGTAAAAGCGATGAGAGCTGAATTAAGTCCACGTGTGTATTATTTTGGAAACATACTGGTAGATGGAAACATTCATCGATATTCTGTAGTTGAAGCATATGATATATCATTAGCTAAGTTTATACGATTTAAGAAACATATTAAAATTTTGCAAGTTGAAGGTTATTATAAAAATAAAGAAGAAATATACGAAGATATTGTAAATCAAGTAATAAAATTAATAGATAGAATGTTAGAATTGAATATAGTTTACTATGATATTAAACCTGAAAATATAGTATTAAGAATGAATGGAAATAATCAAATAGTGTTAAAGTTTATAGATTGGGATAGTGACTTTTGTATAGAAGAAGAATGGTTAGATGAAGATGACAATAGAGAGTGTGCAAAATTCATGCAGATATTTATAATAGCTTTCTATATGTATCGTTATTACAACTATAATCTATTTTATAATAAAATTACAGAATTGTATAACGAAACAATAGAGAGAAATATAATAAAAATTTTGATTGAAATTGATAATGAGTTTTTACATATAATTCTAAATTACTTTTATAAAGCAATGTGTTTGACTGAGGATGAAAAAGATAATTTTGATTATAAGGATGCTATCATGATTAAGAGAATTGAAAAAAAAGTATTAGGACTTATAGAAAGATCTAAAAATTTTTGCAAAACTGTTTAAAAAAAATTGATTTTAAATTTAAATTTTAAATGAATTGTATAGATACAAAATACAAGATGGATTCTGAAATTCAACGAACAGTTTACGATATTGTTTCAACTATTGAAATAAATTCAAAGTCTTTTTATGACTTTACAAAAGGTGATTATGTGTTACCAAGTAAGACAATGGCATTACATTATGTAACATCATCACAAAGAGGTCAAAGTGCAAAAAAAGAGTGGGGATTGGTTGAAGGTTGTCCAGCACTAGTAATTCATATTGATAGTGAGTTCATGTTAGTAAATTCACTTCATTCTAGTTGTGATCGTCACTTCAAATTAACAAGAGAGAATCTATTTAATTTGGAAAAGATTGAACCTGATGAAAATGGATATCTCAAATGTCCAAAGTATCCTTTACCAATTCATATTGAAGAATTCAATAAAAGAGAAGAGGTAAAGAAGTTGGAGAAGCAAATTGATAAAATGATAAAAAAAGATACTTGTGATGTAAGAGTAAAAAAGATAATCGAGGATAAATTATTTCAGATGATACAGTCACAAGGTGCTCCTTATGTTACTATTGATCAGTATTTGAACTATAAATCTGGTGAAATAAAAATTTCAGGTCATAAACGTTTTGGTTCAGAAATTTTCAATAGAAATTCTCGTTGGTGTCCTCCAATAGAGATAAGCTATGATGAATATGTAAAATCACCTTCATATCCTGCACCATTGGGTGTTAGACCAAAAGACTTTTGTTTACCAAGTGAACTTTCTTTGACTATGAAGGAGTTACTAAGTCAGATTTATAACTTCAAAAATATTGATAAGACATCATTTGAAGATATAAAAGAACATCTTGAAGAAAGGGATATTCATAAGTGCAAGTACTGTGGAGAATGTATAGATGCAAATCAATACTCGAGTACATATAAATCAGAAAATAATTTCATGGAGATTTGTCATAGAGATCCGAATGATAGATTTCTAGTTAGAAATATGTATTGGGGGCATGGTGAATGTAACAGAAGACAAGGAGGATACAGTGAGGATGATCGCATAATTGATGCTATGCGTTTATTACTTACTAATCCCGAACATTTAGAAAAGTATAAAGGTATAATGAAATCATTAGTTTAGGTCTAGTAGTAGCTAGGTAATTATATTAAAAGAAAATATATATATATATATTATATGTTACGTTTGTGTATATTTTTTTTAATTGCTTATATTGGTAATACACAAGAAAGTTCTTGTTTTTGCACTACTGTTCCATGTCCTGAAGTAGGTGAGAATAATATTATAATGGGTAAAGGGGGGGCTAATGTAACATATTACTATGAAGAACATAATAATATACCTGTTATCGTAAAAGGTGTTGGAATAATAAATAATTCATCATTACACAATGGTTCTGATACGACATCATGTACTAGAAAATACGCTCGTTCACTAGAAGATGATGGTTATGATTCATGTGATGCAGGACATATATTAGCAAATCGTCTAGGTGGTTATGGAAATCAACCTTTAAATATTTTTCCACAAAATGCAACTATAAATGAAGGTATTTTTAGTCAATTTGAAGGAAAAATATACGATTGTATGGTTAATTCAAGTGAAGGATATTTAGAATGGGGTTTTTATTATAAATCTATAAATAATACTCAACCTTATAAAGTGAGTTATTACGCTGACTTTACAGATTCTCCTTGTTCTTCATTATACGAGGAATTTGATAATTAGTATTTTCAAGTATAAATGAATTGACTTTGTCACTGATTTTTTGCATACTAGTAATTTTGAATTTATCTTCATCATAAATAAAATAAGTATCACATAATGTCATTGTTTTTATTACATTCATATATATTTTTTTACACAAATGATGGTTAAGAGCTTCATTATATAATTTTTCTCCACCAATAACAAATATTGATTCATATTTTTTAGTTTGTATAAGATCATTTAAACATTCATCTAAGTTAGAATACGATATCACATTATCATATTTATTTTTTGTTATTACAAAATTATCTCTATTAATTAAAGGTTTTTTTCCAATACTTTCAAATGTAACTCTTCCCATAATTATAGCATTTTTTTTATTAAGATCTTTTGTTTTTGTAGTTAAATCTTTAAAAAATAACATATCTTCTTTGTTTTTCCATGGTATATTACCTTTAAAACCAATTCCTTTGTTCATAGAAATAGCAACAACAATATCAAACATGATAATACTATGTTATTATCTTTATATTTATTCAACATATTTTTCAGAATATATTATGTGACTTATGATTATTGATTTAAAAAAAATAAGAAGTTGTTCATTGAATATCAAATATTCATTAAAATTAGTTGCTCCATTTATAAAACAAGTAAATACAAATATTACTAAGTAACTAAATACAGGGTCTTTTTGTATATGTTTCCAATTATTCCTATAGTGATTCGGAACATGTATGAAAGACATAAATAATATTAATAAATCAGTTCCAATTTCAAAGGGAATAATTTTATCAATAGATATACAACTTCCAATAAATACAATACTTGTTATTATTTTTGGAATTTTAATATCTTCAATGAATACATTTTTGAAGTCATTTCTAAAGTGATAACTTGTTGCAGCAAAAAAGAGTATATCATAAAATGTATTTGCATGAAAAAAATTAGTAACTATTTCAGAAAATATCAGTGTAGTTTTTTGAATTTCAAATAATTTTTCATAATTATTATTAATGACACTATGTGTTAAATCAGTTATACCATGAGGAGCAATAATGTTTTTTATTAAAAAATTTTTTAAATTCATTAATAAAATATATATCTAAATTTTTTATTTAAATTACGAAATAATATTTATCTTCTCTCATTTCTCTCTTAAAATCTATAGAAAGGTGTAATGAAAGGGATAGAAGACACATTTTATAAAATGGGTGTTGACCCATATATTCTATGGGTTTTAGAGATTCAAGAGAGAAGTGAGAGAAGTAAGTAATTTATTTTTCCCAAGATTTTTTAACATGTTCTTTTTGACCACCATGTTTACAATATCCACTTTTATCTTTTGGAATAGCTGCAATATACCCCAATTTTCTATATTCAAGATTAATAGTATACTCAGTTACTCTATTAATTTTTTCTTCAACTGGAACATTTTTAACATAAGGTGATAATATTAGGGCATCTTTTGTTTTTCTTAAACCAGGGTTAAAAGAAAAACCACTCCATAATTGATTACCCCAAACTTTAAAATTTTTTTTAATATAATCATAATGAGGGTTATTGGTAGTCACGAGTCTTTCTTTGCCTCCTGTATATTCATTAATAGGTCTAAGCCAAACATTACATATCTTTTTCTCATTCATTTTAATTATACTCATAGATTCTTCTATAAAACCTTTTTTAAAAAAGATCCAATCTTCCTCACAATGAAATAACCATTTTGTTTTAACATGAGAATATGCGATATCAATAGATTCAATTTGTCCAATATTAGTTTTATTATAAATTAAAAAAAAATTTTGTCCAGAATATTTTTCAATACAAAAATTATTAATATCTTGTTTTCCAGAATCTTCAATAATAATAACTTCTCTTATTGGATAAGTATTATATTTAAAGAAGCTATCTAGTGTATTTTCTAGTAAATGTTGTCTGTTACACGATGTAATAACTACTGTAACTTCATCATCAAGTTCGTCTAAATAATTTAATGATTGTATTTTTAATTTATTATCTAATACTTTATTATCGTTACGTTCATTAAAATAGTTCATTGTAACATTTTTAACATATTTGTTTCCAACTCCAACTCTCATTTTTTTATTTTTAAAATATTCTAACGATTGAATTGCATAATGATTAATAATAAGATCATTATTATCAACCCATTTCATATAATCTTTATAGTCGTCATAATTCTTATTTTTATAAAAACAACCATGAATACCGATCTTAGCTATTTTTTTTGTCCTTACAATTACTTTAAATGAATGAAAATCTTTTTTTTTATCTTGATATTCTTTTAATAACCAACTTGGACTTCTTTTTGTGAATGATTGAACAACGCTTTTTGGTTGTTCAATATAACCGTTACTTCCAAAATTTTCCCACCAAATTTTAAATTGATCAACTTCTTTGTTTTCATGATTATCAAGTTTTTTAACAGTATTATATATACTAATATCATTTGGATTGTACATAAATTCATCTAAGTCAACAATTATTAACCATTCAGATATATTTTTTAAATTTAAAAAAAATTTATTATATGCTCTAACTTGTTTTCCAAATACATTTTCATCTTTATCGTTATTAAAAAGAGTTACTTTATTATTCTCTATATACGGATTAAGTATTTCCATATAATTATCATCACTGAAGTCGTTAATAAGATATATATGTTCTATTCCACGTATTAAATAATGTTGTATCCACTCTTCTAAGATGTGTGATTCATTTTTAAATATAGCACATAATACTAAATAATATTTCATTATAGTATAAAAAAATATTATTAAATCATAAATAATACATTATAAATTATTTTTTACTTCTCTTTTTCTTTCCAGTTTCATTTTCTCTTTCAAAAACTCTGGTCTCTATGAACTTATCATATTCATTTTCAAGATTATTAAGTTCACTTAACCACATATTTTCAATAGAAGTTGCCATAACATCTTCTAGTTGTTGAAGTTTTGAACTATGGTCATTAGTTAATTTTTGAACATTTTCTTCACTAACACTATCCATTGTCATTTTTAGAAGATATTTATAATCATAATCATTATCAATAGGGTCATATTCTTTTTCTTTCAAAATTTGAATTATGTTTTCCTTTTTTTTCTTTCTTAAATCAATAGTATCATCAAGTAATTCTTGAATATATCTTTTTTTATTAGATAATAAAGTTAACTCTTTTTGTATAATTTTTATCAAATATTCTTTTCTAGTGTTATATCCAGTTAATCTGGTAGTATAGTAATCATCTATAATTTGACGAACATTATCGTATTTCTTAAGCTTTTCATTTGAATCGAACATATGCATATTTGTTGTAGTAACAGTAGTTATTAGTTTGAGCTGTTTTTCTAATCCATTTATACCATTTTCTCCATAACTTGATAATAATTTATACAACTTTTCACTACAGAATGTAACTGATATATCAATATTTGTAGATTTACTCATATCATTATAATCTTTAATTACTGGTGTAATTTTTTTTCCATTTTTATCTGTTGTTTCCATAAGTGTTTCTAAGAATTGTTTATAGTCATCAGTCCATGTACCAATAGGTAATTCTGAAATGTGAACTGTATTATCATCAACAATATCATATTTACCTTTTATTAGAAATTTTTGTTCATCTAATGGTATAACATTTCCTGTAAATCCTTCATAATATGGAATGAATGATGGGACATTTATTCCGTCATCTCCATTAGTTAGTTTAAACTTAATATATGAAATAATGTCTTTAATATTGTAAGGTAATATTTCAGTACTAAAACCAGTTCCAATTCCTTTAGAACCATTAATAAGTACCATTGGTATAATAGGCATATAATATATAGGTTCAACAGGAAAACCATCATCATCTAGATATTTTAAAATAGGATCATCTTGAACATTATATATAATACGAGTAATTTTATTTAACTGTGTAAATATATATCTTTCAGAAGCTGAATCTTTTCCTCCTTGTAATCTAGTTCCAAATTGTCCATTCGGTGTAAATAAGTTAATGTTGTTAGATCCAATAAAATTCTGTGCTAATCCAACAATCGCAGCATTTAAACTAGCTTCTCCATGATGATATCCTGAATGTTCTGATACATATCCTGAGAACTGAGCAACTTTTATTTCTGAAGTAAGGTTTTTCTTAAATGCAGAATACAATATTTTTCTTAGACTAATTTTTAACCCATCCATTAGATTAGGAATAGATCTATCACAATCATATTTTGAGAAATGTATCATTTCTCTATCAATAAAGTCATCGTAACTAATACTATTTTGGTTAGTATCAAGATAAGATTCTCTGTTATAATTTGCTAACCACTCTTTTCTATCATCAGCACGTTTTTTATTAAATACTTTATCTATTGAATCATCACTAGTATCTCCTATGTGTGAGAATGTAACAATTTTCTTATTTTGAAAATATTCTTTAAATTCATTTCCTGTACTAGTACCAAGTCCCTTATAATATTTTATCTTCCATCCAGAAGTATCATTACTTTCTTTCCAAGTGTTGTATTCACCATCGTTATAAAATAGTAATTCTTGTGAACCCTTTTTTGCTTTTAATATTGGAGTATTCATGAAACCTATGAATCCTTGAATTTTAGACAATGTTTCCCATTCTGATTGAAATAAATTTATTCCTAATCCTTTAATATGAGACCCATCTAGATCTTGATCTGTCATAAATAAAACTCTTCCATATCTAAGAGATTTTTTGATATCTTCTTCAGAATATTTTTTTCCCGTTTCTAAACCTAAAATTTTCTTTATTTCTATTATTTCTTTATTGTCATTAATTTTTTTTTGTGTTTCTCCTCTAACATTTAGGACCTTTCCTTTCATTGGGTATACACCAATAATGTTTCTATCTTCTGTTGATAAACCAGAAACAATACCCGCCTTAGCTGAATCTCCCTCGCAAAATATTATTGTACATAAGCTAGAATTATTTGTTCCAGCCCAATTAGCATCAATTAGTTTAGGTATTCCTCTAACATTTTTTGATTTTTTACCATCACTTTTCTTAGCAGCTTTATTATCCTTTAAGTTTGTAATTTCACATGCTGCATCCATAATACCTTGTTTGGCTAATTTTTCAATAAATTTATCAGTAACAACACAAACAGAACCAAATTTGGAAGAAGGTGTATTTAAGTAATCTTTCGTTTGACTATCAAAAGCAGGATTTTCAATATCACACCTAACAAACAATATAATTTGTTCTTTTATTGAATTAGCAGTAACTGTAACCTTTTTCTTTTTTTCGATGTATGTTACCATTTTTTTTGTAATTTGATTTAATATATAATCAACGTGTTTACCGCCTTTAGAAGTAGAAATTCCATTTACAAATGATACTTGCTGAAACTCATGTGTTGGAGAAAGTGCAACAGCATATTCCCATCTATCATTTCCTTCTTCATAATTTTTTTTATTATCATCGTTTAGATATAAGTCTATATATTGTTGAAAATTTTTAACAGGAACAATTTTATCATTTAGTTTTACTTTAACTGATTTATCTGTAACTGCAGAAATGTCGTATACTCTTTTCATTAATAACTCTCGCATTTGAGAAGATAAATTTTCAATACCAAATCTAGCATAATCTGGTTTGAAAACAATTTTAGTATATGGTTTAACTGATGTTTTACTAATTTTTGGTTCACCAGTATAATCTAAATTGTTTTTAAATTCTTGACAATATTTTAGTTTTCTAGTATGATCTACTGTTTCAATGTAACCATAAGTTGACCAAATAAGAACTAATTTGAAACCAAATCCATTTTTTCCTCCAACAATCTTTTTTTCATCTTTATTATAGTTTGTTGATGTTCTAAGATGACCAAAAACAAGCTCTGGTATCCAAACATTATATTCAGGGTGTTTTTCAACATCTATTCCATTTCCATCATTAATCATTGTAATAGTTCCATCATCTTCAATATTTACAGATATATTTGTAACAGGTAAACAGTTTTCCTTATTATTATTAATTGCTTGTTTCATTCTTATTACATGATCTCTACAATTAACAATACCTTCATCAAATAATTTATATAATCCTGGAATGTAGTTAATAAAATCTTTTACAATTTTATCATCTCTAAATAACCATACTACAGAATCAATATTTTCGATACTACCAATATAAGTATCTGGATTATCTAAAATATGTTGCTTATCAGTTTTTTTTTGGTATTTGTCTGCCAATTCAGTCATGATTTATAACTATTAAATTTTCTTTAAATTTATTTCAATTTTATTATTTATTCATAAATATATATGTCAAGGAAATTTACTGCTCAATTTAATCCAAGAATAACAAGAGACACAGAACAAATAATACAACCTGTTAATGATCCCAATGCATATAGAAAGTCAGTTCGTGAATTTGCTGCAAGGCAAATTCAAATAGTAAGAGCTAAACAAAAGTCAAGTCAATTTTTACAACTAAATAGTTTTGGTAGAGTAGAAGGTGGATTGGGTGGGTTTGGTGAACCTTTAAGAAACAGAGGTTATTATGGAACTGAACCACCAGTAAGTTATTCATTTAATGTTCGTCCAAAATTTACTCCAATTTATAATGATCGATTTAAATTTAGACATTTAGGACATACAAATCCAAGAATTCCATTTAGCAATATACCTGCACAAACAAGGACCACATGTTGTCCACCAAAAAATATTAATATAAGATAAAATTATTATATTTAGAGAATATATAATGGTTAAAAGACTTGACGCAATTAACGGTGTTTACCACGTTGGAGGATCTAAATACAAACAATTAAGAGGAAGTCGTGCTCAAGTTTGGCACGGAACCGCATATAAAACAGCTGGAGGTTTAACCAAATCACAACTTAAAATGAATAAACACGGAAGAATTGTTTCCGTTAAAAAATCAAAAAGCAACCCTCTTAAACGTTTAACTGATGCTGGATACAGAACTAAAAAGGGAGTTTTTGGTGCAATGAAAAACGGTAAAAAAATGACAAAAAAGAGAAAAGGAAAAGCTAAGAAATCCAGAAAGAGTTCCAAAAAATAAATATAAAGAAATAACTTAAAAAATTTATAATATTCATTATATTATGAATTTTCTTGATAATTTAAATAGTGAAATTTCAAATAAAATAAAAAGAGCAATAATAGCTTTTATAAAGATTGAATTACCTTTTATTTTTGAAGACGCATGGAATACGTCAGAACAAAAAATAAATAGTGAAAAATTTTCAATTTCTAGAAAGAATGATGAAACTCAAAAGTTTTTAGAAGATGTTGATAAAAGACTTGATTCAATGAAAGGTAATAGTTTTACTAATATGTGTTTGATTAATGAATACAAAAAGGATTTTGATAATATAGTCGGAATGTTTAATAAACGATTAGAAGAAATAGAAAAAAAGTTAAATCAAAATAATAATGATGATACTAGTATTAATAACCGTAGTGATAATGAGAATATTTTTATAGAAATAAAAGAAAAAGCAAATAAAGAAAGAGAGCCATGGGATGAAGAAGAGGAAGATGCAGATTGTAATGATACTAAGGTGAAAGAGAGTGATCTTGTAGAAAAAGAAGAAGTAGAGGAAGTAGAAGAGGAAGTAGATGAAGAAGAGGAAGTAGATGAAGAAGAGGAAGTAGATGAAGAAGAGGAAGTAGATGAAGAAGAGGAAGTAGAGGAAGTAGAGGAAGTAGAGGAAGTAGAGGAAGTAGAGGAAGTAGATGAAGAAGAAGAGGAAGTAGAGGAAGAAGAAGATATTGAAGTAGAAGAAATAGAAGTTAATGGTAAAAAATATTTTATAGAGGGTGATAATAATAACGGTAAATTGTATGAGTATTTAGATGGTGATGTAGGTGATGTAATTGGTAAAATGGTAAATGGCAATCCATCATTTTAATAAACAATATTAAATATCATAAGTTATATTGAATTTTTTACATAATTCAAAATCATCTTTATAATAATTAAAAACTTTTTGTTTAATAGTTTCATTATAAAATAATTTATAATCAATATTGTAATTAAATATATCATCTATATTTAAATCACATACAGGAGTTGTTATATCTTTATCATATTTTTTTCTTTCGTGACCATGTCTGTAATTAATTAATTCATCAGGTATTTTTTTGTTATACATCTCTTCAATAAATTTATAATCAAAATCTTCAATATTAACAACTGTTAATTCTTTTGATTTTATTAACTTATCGTAATCATATGTCTCTGTAGTTTGTGGTGTAAAATGATGCCAATTTGGAACTATACCGTTAAGATTATTCTTATTTTTTTCTTCAATAAAATTTGTATTTATTAATATATCCACATAGGTAGAAAATGTAAGCTGTCCTTTTCCAAATTTACTCCAACGCCATCTATCTTTTCCATTTTTATTATATTTATCTAAAAATCCTGAAACTAATCTTTTAAATGGATTCCTTGTAAACAATATTGTTGTATATAAATGAATATTGCTAGGTATTTGTTCTTTCCAGTCATCTATAGTTCCAATTTTATTATCTAGTTTATTATTCTTTAAAAAATAAAATATTTTTTTAATGGTAGAACAACCACATTTTGCAGACCATCCAAAAATTATTTTTTTATCATGATTGATTAAAAAATGCATATATATATGCAAATAATATAATTATATAATTATTACTCATTATATAATTTAAGCCATATGATTATCTAAATCAATGTTAATATCATGATTATCATCAGTTCTCCTTTGTTGTGTCAACATAGGCCATGAAGATTGCAATACAGCACCAGAATTTCCTGATATACCCATTGGAGGAATGCTATTATTTGAGATGCGTGGGTCCATAATAAAACGTTGTTTTCTTCTAATGATTAGTTGTTCATTTTCTTCTGTATTTATAAACGCTGAAAGACGTGTAGAGGATTCTGGTTCTTTATGTTTTGTTGTATTAACATGTATAGAATCAAATTTTGAAACCATACAGTCTTTATGTATTTTACCATTATTGTACATATTATTTATCTCTTCAAAAGAATAACAAAATCCACTTACTACAAATATAGGTTTTTTTTTACAGTAGTGTTGTGTTACTATTTGGTTCTTTTCAAGATAAGGCAACCTTATATCACACCATTTGCATTTGAAATAACAATTTTCTTCATGTGCTTTAAGATCCTTAGCTAACATAATTTTTTTACAACACTTACATTTTACCTTTCTAAAAGAACATTCATTTTTTATATGTTTTGCAAGATTATAGACAGTAACACAATCTGTATTACATCTTCTACATTGTGTTACTCCTTCACTTCCCATCATTCTATACATTGTTGGTTCAGGTACATCATCTAATAATCTTCCAATTTCTCCGTAAACCATACATGGTGGGTTTCCAACTTCTATTGTACAACATCTAGATAGACAAGTAAAAGTAGTTTCACCATTTTTAATTTTATTATCAACATATTTTCTGACACATAATAAACAACTTGGATTACATTGACTACTTTTACATTTTTGGTTTTTGTTATTATTGAATGTTACTGGACATTCAACAGGATCAAAGCATATCTGACATATTGGAATTCTATTTGATATAGTTTGATTATTTTTTTCTTTTTCAATTCTTAAAAGTTCCTCAAGTTCACGAATTCTTTGCTCTGAATTAAAGACAGACATTGTATTATTAATATATAATACTTTTAATATTTTAAAAAACAAATCAATTTTTTTGAACTAATTTTAATTGTGTGTTAATTTTTTCCATAAGTTTACGTTGATATACTTTTTCCATTTCTTCCAACTTTCTTCTTTCTCTTTCTAGTTCTAATTTTTCCATATAAAATACATATTCTTCACGATGAGTCATAATAAATGTGTATGAATTCGTTGATATTGGAACTCTCTCTTGTTTTTTAAAATTCATAAATTTATATGAAGTCATTATTTATTATATAGACATTCTTTATTAAGTGAAAAAAATCAATTTTTTTGCATTACCTCTATGTCTTCAACTAATTTGATTGTTAAATTAATAATATTTTGTAATATTTCAGGCAAATAAGTAGAGTTACTGTTTACTTCAAATCTATATTTTTGAATTAGATTATTTGTTTCTACTGGTTGAATACTATTAATTAAATCATATGATTTATTAGCAAAAAATTTAATATCATCATTAGAAAATGTATTATTTTCTAATATATCTTTAAAATAATTAACATTAAACAATGTTTTAATATTTTCACAATTATCATTATCAAAATTAATATAAAAATTCTTTAAAAAATCAATTACATTATAAAAAGAATGAAAATTATCAGTATCAAAGTCATTTTCAATATTTTTCCAAAAGTCATGACTATATTTACTTAAAATTTCTTCGTGAGTTATAATAAGAGGAGAATAGTTTTTTATTAGTTCAACTATATTTTCATTAGTGCTAAGCTTAGATGCATAATTCAGAATTTTTTTTTTATAACACATAAGAATTATTTTTTTATCAGTATTCTTTTTTGAAGTTTTTAATAAAGATAAATTTGTTTGGAAATATTCATTTGATAAACTAGATACAATTAATTTAAAATCTTTTTTTTTCCATTCATTAAAATAATTACAATATGTTTCAAGATTCTCTTTTATTTCACAATTATCATTTGAATATATTAATTTTTTTGCAGAATTTATAAGATAAATATTATTTTTGATATTATTTTTTCCAATAATTTCTTCCGAACAATTTAAAATAATGAATGAAGATAAAAAATTTTTGGGTGAAATAGTAGAATTAATATTTTTCAATATATTAGACGCATCTAAAATATTTTCATCTAGATAACATAGTTCACTTAATGTATCAAAATCTGAGATATTTAAAAGTCTCTTTCTCAATTTATCCATATATATAATTATTATTATAAAAATATTTAAAATATAATATTAAATATAATATAGATGATAATCACGATAACAAAGACAATAACAGACTTATTCTTGTTTATAATGGAATTACTTGCTAACATAGAAGTTATATATAATATATATTTTTCAGGTTATCTACAAAATATTATAATGTTATTTAATAATAAAAAAATTGTTCCATTAGAATATATTTATGTTAAAGATGGTTACGAAATATATAAATCAGATAATGTAAATAATGTAATGACAGGTAATGTAGATTTTATAATAGAAAAAAAATGGAATGATAATGATGAAATTTTCTATGGAAGAATAAAGGAAAGAATACAAGATTTTATTTCAAATGATAAAAATAATTATAATAAATTGTTTATGTCTGTAACATTATTATATAACGATGAAAATTATGATATAGATCTAGAAAGTCCTATTAATTTTTATGTTGAAGGAAATATATTGTTAGATTATTCATTTGTAAATTGGTATGTAAGAACACATTATAATTTTTCAATAGATCAATGTGAAAGTTATGAAATTGTACTAATAGATGATTCTATGAATGTTACAAATATGAGTAATATATCTTACATTGAATTATCTGATAAAAAATATAATTTATCAAATGTATCTACTCCTGAATGATATTAATAATTGATCTATTAAAAAAATTGATTTGTCATTTGTTGATGGTTGCGTAGTATATAAATATGTCATCATTTGAAATGGAACTATTGAAAATAAAGGTAGAGAAATTATGGAATCTTTCTCAAAAATATACAGAACTAAAAATTGAAGGAAATAACGATGATAGTATATTGATAACAATTCGAGAAGAATGGTCTCTAATAAAAGAAATTATTGATATATTACCTGATTCTACTAAGGAGTGTTTTATTGATGATGCAGTGTCTCATATTGATATTTGGTGTGGACCACCATCAAATGCAGTTTGTGATTGGAGAGAATATCCTGATGTTACATTTAGTATAGTGTGGGCATATCTTTTATCACAAACACCTAGGGATAAGGAATATGATTATAAGTTTGAGAATTTTCTTAATGGTGAATGTTTAGAAAAGTTCAAAGAACATCCATTAAAAAGAGAAGGATGCAGAGATCAATGGATCTTAGAAGCCCTAGGTTATATGTTTAATTCAATAGAAGAAACTTGGGAGCGTAGTTATCATTATATGACACCAGAAGAAATAGAAGAACATGAAAAATATTTGTATGATCTTTATGAAGAGCATCTTACATCTGATGATGATAATGCATCTGAATAAATATTAGTATATCTAGATAGTTATTATATAATTATTTTTTTCGTAATAATTATATAATAAATAAATATGAAATTAAATGAATGTTTAATATGTTTTGAAAAAATCAAGAAAATAGACAAAATACCAAGTAGCCACGGAGTGATAAAGCACAGAGGATATTATCATAAGAAATGTATAATAAAATATATAGAACAGTATGATAATATTCCTCCATGTCCACTATGTAGAGGGGATTATATAGTTGATATACCTGGATATTATAGAGAATATAAAATAAAAGAAATTAACACTAATTTATCAAATAATAGTAATTTTATAAATTTTTCATTTGATAATACTCGGTTATTAATATATAATAGTGCAACAAATTTTACAATATATTTAAAATTTAACAATTATAATTATATTTTAATTATTCAATTTATTTTCAGGTATGGAATACGTATACATTTTTTATTATATTTGTATGTATTGTCAACATTTATTACATGGTTTTCTGTATATAATGTAAGTTTTACAAATGAACGAAGAAGACATATATTTAATTGTTGGTCAACAGTTAATAAATTAATAATATTTTGGATACATTTTGAATTAACATATTTTATAATATATAACATTATTAATGAAATACTTAGTAGTCCAATAGAATATGAATATTGTCCAAATAATTTAAGAATTAGTTAAAAATTAATATATTATTAAAAAGTATTTAATAAGTAGTTAATAAATAAATAAAATGGAATTCACTGAAGTTTTAAAAGAGCAAAAAAGAGAAATTGTTTGTGAAGATCCTAAGGTTTTTACAATAAGCAATTTTATAACAGAAGAAGAGTGTAATCATTTTATAGAGATATCGAAGCCTAAAATGAAAAGATCAGTAGTGAGTGATGATAAGAAAGGTACAGTAAGCAAGGGAAGAACAGGTGAGAATTGTTGGTTACAACATTTTACAGATGAAATAACTGGTAGAGTAGCAAATAGGATTGCAGAAATTGTAGGATTACCTATAGAAAATGCAGAGTCATATCAAGTAGTATACTATAATGCAGGTCAAAAGTACGATCAACATTACGACGCATATCATAAGAACAGTTCAGATAAAAGTAAACGTTGTTTAAGACAAGGAGGTCAACGTGTAATAACAGCTCTTGTATATTTGAATAGTGTAGAAGAGGGTGGACATACTAGCTTTCCAAATTTAAAAATAAAAGTTGAGCCTGAGAAGGGTAAACTTTTAATTTTTCATAATTGTTACGAAGGAACAACAAATGTGCATATTAATTCACTTCATGCAGGCACTGCTCCAATTAAAGGTGAGAAGTATGCATTTAATTTATGGTTTAGAGAACAAGCTGTTCATAAAATTTATGAATATAATCCAGAAGATCATTTGAACACCGGTCCTTTAAGTGAACAAGATAAAAAATTAATTGTTGAAAAAAAAATAGATAATTTAATAGAAAATAAAAAAATAGATATTGAAGATGATAATGAAAATGTAATAGAAATTAATAGTAGTGGTAAAAATCTAAAAATAAATATAATAAATGATAATCCTTTTATATCAGAGATAGAAAATGGATTAACAAGCGAAGAATGTAAAACAATAAGAGATGCATGTGTAAATGGTAAAAAACAGAATCAACTTAGAATAAGTTATTGGGTAAATAATAAAAAAGAACAAATAAAACCTATTGTAGATAAAATATCAAATTTTATGAATATAGATAGCAAATATTTTGAAAATATTAATGTAATACAATATCCAGAAGGTTCTTGTCATGGAGATCATTTTGACGCTTTTGATTTAACAACAGATAAAGGTAAGGAATATTCACAATGCAGAGGACAGAGAATATATACTGTGATAGGTTTTATAAATAATAATAAAGATAAAAGTGGTGGAAATCTAAGATTTATAAATTTTAATAAACAAATAAATCATGAAGAAGGTAAATTGATTGTTTATAAGAATATGTTAGATATACATGAAGTAAAATATCAAAGAAACGAAAAGATGAATTATGCGATAAGACCAGTAAAAACTGGTGATTTATATGTTTTTTATATGTATTTGAGAGTAAAAGATGTAAATGATATTGAAATTCCTATGAGTAATATATTACAGATTGATAATAAGTTAAAATCATTAAATAAAATATCAGATGTTTTTAAGAATGAAAAAATAAATCAATTATCAGATGACGATATTGATAAACAATTGGAAGAAATAAATAGAAAGTTAGAGATACTTTCGAAACAACCTAAAGAAGTAAAAATACAAGAAGTGAATGATAAAAAGAAAGAGATGACAGAAGAGGAAATACAATTAGAAAAAGAGAGAAAAGAAAATTTTCATCAGTCTCTAGTAAACTTTTATAACAAAGTAGTAGTTGATAAAGAAAAAATAATTGTTGATAATAGAAGAATATTACCTGATGGTTTATTTAAATTTCGAAGATGTTGTCAAGAAAAAGATCCAGAAACATTAGAATTTTTCTATAGATTAAGAAATTCAGTACCTCAAAAAGGAATATTAAATTATGATAATTTCAAGAGGAGTTATGTTGCAAATGAATTTAATCCTGTAGTTGTAGAAAATGTATTTGAAAAATCAGCACAAGAAAAGATAAAAGAATATTTTCATTATGCAATAGATAATAAGAAGTATTCACTAGGTGACAGTCAATCTAATCGTTATAAATCACATAATGATTTCATGTGTAGAATATTACATTATGAAGCTCTTCCATTAATAGAACATATAGTAAAGAAAGAGTTAATACCAACATATACATATTTATCATGTTATGTAAAAGGTTGTGATCTTCCAGCACATACAGATAGACCAGATTGCGAGTATACTGTATCATATGTAATAGATAAACCAGATTATAATTGGGATATATATGTAGATATGAATAAAGAACCAGGAAAAAGTCGTGGAAGATATAGACAATATGTGAATGAAGATAGAAAACCATTTTGTAAAAAAGTAGACTGTTCTGCTGGTGGATTAATGATGTTTAATGGTATTGATCATATACATTTTAGAGAGAAGTTAGAAGCAGATTATTATTATATAATATTGTTGCATTATCGAAGTAAATGGTCAAAATATTCTGATACTTATAAATAATAATATTGATAATTATTATATGGCAAAAAAAGGGGATTCAGGATTTTTATCTGGTATAATTGGGCTTTTTGGAACAATTATCAACTGTGATGCTGATGATGAAAGTATGTATTGTAACATAATGAAATTTTTCAATATATTTATGGTAATAGTTATAGTAATATATGTATTATACATTGCTTATCAATATTTACCACAAATTAAAATTTTAAAAAGAAGAAAATAAATGAATTATATTTAACATATTTATATTACGTTATAAATATATTAAAAATATATGAACAATTAAAAATAATGACTAGTCAAACTAATCAACAACCATCAGGGTCCGAATTTGTAAAGACTACAGGTTTTACTTTAGCGGTTTATTCTAATAAAAATAGTAGTTTATTTGATACAGCATCGGAGAATATACTTTCAAAATATAAAGAACGTACAGACAAAGTAGGTATAATATATGATGATTTCAATGCTGATATGAATGTAGTCAAAATGTTTAAGAAGAAATACAGAGATGTAAAAACTTATCATGTTGCTCCAAGAAGAACAACATTACAAATGGACGATAAAAAATTTATGGCAAAGAGAATGAAAGGATCAAAATATGTACCAATGCACTATGAAAAAATAGAAGAAATACCTAAAGATATAAACACTAATCAATTGTTTTATGTAAAAAGAAGAGGTTCTTCTGGTGCTAATGGTGTTCAAATTATGAGATTAAACGATATACCAAAAGATGTTGTAAACGAATGTGTAATCCAGGAAAACAATTTCAATCCAGATTTGTTTAACGGTAAAAGATATAAAATAAGAGTATATGTAATGTTATTTGATGGAAAGGTTTACATAAATAAAAAATGTTGGGGTAGTGTAGCTACAGATGACTATAAAGAAGATATAACAGGGTTATCACAAGACCAATTGAAAAGAATGAATATAATCCACCAAAGTCCAGGTCGTGTTTGGATAAATGGAAATGAATTAAATAATTATGATAAAATTTTTAAGAACTTAATGAATTCATGTGTAGATTTTAAAAGTATTTATGAAGATGAGATATCAAAAATTACTAGTGAAGAGTTTGCAATTCTTGGATTTGATTACGTAGTGGGTAATGATAAATCAGTATATATAATAGAAATTAATCATAGATCAAATTATTCTCATCCAGAAAAAATAACAAAAGAAGTTGATATCCCAGTTTTAGAGGATGTATTTAAATTATTAGTTCAGAAAAACAATACAGATACAGATTTTGTAATTGTACCAGATGATTTTGTTTTAAGTGAAGATGAAAAAAAGAAACAAGAAGAAGTAAAAATATCAAATTATAAATTATTGAAAATGGAAGGTACTGATTATTATTATGTAGAAAAAACAAAGAAATCAGGTCTATTGTATGATGTTTTTGAATTTAAAAAATATATTGATGGAGAAAATAAAACTTTACCAAAAGAGATTGGTACTTTAAGTGAAAAAGGAGGAAAACATGTTTTTACACCATTAAATTAATTTCGTTTTTTTATGTTATTAAAATTAATAATATAAATAAATGAGCCGACAAGGAAGTTATTTAGAGTTATTAAGATCTGTTCCAAAACCCGCAAAAACACCAAGATTTAATATAGGTGGTAAATTGATAATTTGTCTTATAGAATATCGAATAATGGAAGAAATAGAATTAGTAATGAACGCAGCATTACGTGTTTATAATCCTCAAGAGATAGGTTTTGCAATGGTTCATGGAACACATAACGCAGAATACATAAAAGAAAAATTTGGATCTTGGGAAAATGTAAAATTTATAAATACAAAACATCAGAATTTAGATAGAGGAGGTTACTCAGCATTACTTAAACAACCTACTTTTTGGGAAAATTTTACAAACTGGTCACATGTGTTAGTATATCAAACTGACGCATTATTAATAAGAAGAATAGATGATGTATACTTTGATTTTGATTATATAGGAGCTCCATGGACACCAAAAAATCAATGGACAAAATATAATGCAGGTAATGGTGGTTTTTCTTTAAGAAATGTAAAAAATTGTGTAAAGGCATGTGAACCACAAAGAGGTAAAGATCATGGAACGATACATAGAGGTAATGAAGATGGATATTTTTGTGACCAAGATTGGTTTAAATATCCTCCTATAAACAGTGATTTACACAAAAACTTTGCTATGGAAAAAGTAAAATATAAAAATCCAATAGGTGTTCATCAAATATATCATAATTGGAATTTAACAAATGCAGAATATGATGAATTTATTTCTTATTGTAGAGGATCACTGGTTGAAAAAAAAATTTATCACAATAGTCAAGTAATTAGAGAGTATATTCAATCTAAAAGACCAAACGCAGTTACACCTTTACCTCCTTCTCCTACATCTAATATAACTGCTAATAAACTTGAATTATCAGATCCTAATATTAAATTTAAAACTGAAATAGTTCCTGAGAAATTAGGTATAAAACAAGAAATAGGTCCATTTACATTAGAGTTTGACAATGAGAAAAGAAATAGATGGCATATTGATTGTAAATATAATTATGAAATATTAATGTGTTACAGAGATGATCCTGAAACATTAGCCAAGAAATATAACATTGATAAATCACATCAAGCATGTATTCATAAGAAAGTACCTGGAGTAAAATATATGGTAAAAGATAAAAACATATACATTATATTTTATCCTGGTTTTCCAAATGGAGGTGAAGCATGGGCTGATATTCATGCTCCAACAGGAAGACATTTTCAACATTGTACACATTTACCTAAGAATGGAGCTATCATTTTAAAATCACCTATTGATTGTCAAAGTTGTCCAGGATCAAAAGGTGTTTCAGAAAAAGAAGTAAAAATTGAAGAAAAAATAGAAATTAAAGTTGAAGATAGATTTAAACACATAAAAAATAATATTTTAATTTATGATTTATATTGTGGGGTAGGATATTATAATCAGTTATTTTCTCTCGAGATTGCTGTTTATTTAGCTGTTATTTCTAAACGTTACTTAATTTTAAATATTAGACATCCATTAGTTGCCTGTGGTAAACCAAATAGAGATTATCAACCAATAATTGAATATTTAACTGATAAGTTTAAAGAAGACTTAGTTGGTTTTGAATATAAAACATATGGTGATTGTTATTCATTAGAAAATGAGATAGAATTACCAGCAAAAATATCAAATTGTGCAATTGTAGATGAAGAACTAGATACGAAAGAAAATGCTGAAGATATAAAGGATTTCTGTCATTGGAGACAAAAGATATCGTTTAAAACTTTTCAACCTTTATTTGATAATAATAAAAAAGTTGTTTCATTTAGTAAAAGTAATGCATCACGTGTTTTATATAATTTTTATACAAATGAAAATAATTATAAAATTATGAACAGAATATGTAAAAATTTGTCTCAATATAATAACTTGATAACTAATACATTTAATGATGTATGGAATAGAATTAAAGATAAAGAATTTATTTCGATACATTTAAGATTTGGAGATTGGCATAAAGGTTTACCTGCTATTACTCAACAAAACGAAACGATACAAAAAAATTTATATGGTTGGTTGAATGACAATAATGGTGGTGAGTTACCATTATTTATTATGACTGATAGAAAAGACAATCCATTTTTTGAAGAATTGAAAAAGAAATGGAAAGTATTTTTTACAGATGAATTCATAAATGTAGATGACCAAAATAAATTAAAAACAAAATATAAAAACACAGCAGTTGCTGAATTTTTAGTTCAAAAACAAATTTGCGAAATGGGTCAGATATTTATTGGATCACAAGGAAGTACAGTAAGTGTTCATAGTCAATATATTAATCATTTGAAGAATAAACCACATGAATATTATAGTTTTGTAAAATCAACAGCATTTAATTCCAATACATTAACAATGAACTTAGTTAATCCACATAAAAAATGGGGATGGAATAGACAAAATTACATGGGAGGCCATCCTGTTTCATGGACTCTTTATTTTGAAGATAATGTCATTAATTAATTCTTATTAAAATAATATAAAAAATTGATTATTATTTTAATTATATGAGCTGTAACCATTCTGAAACAAAAATGGAGAAAAGTTCTGACTTTCATATTTTATCTGAGACATGGTGTCTTTGGGCACATTTACCTCATGATACAGATTGGTCTATAAATAGTTATAAAAAAATACACATTTTTAAAACAGTTGAAGAGGCTATAGCAATATGTAGTTTAATACCAGACAAAATGGTAAAAAATTGTATGTTATTTCTGATGAAAGATGGGATTTCTCCAACCTGGGAAGATAAACGAAATAAAGAGGGTGGTTGCTTCTCATATAAAATACCTAATAAATCAGTTTATGAAAACTGGAATAAAATGTTTTATCTTTTAATAGGTAATACAATAACAGATAATAAAGACTTTCTTAGTAAAATAAATGGTATTACAATATCTCCTAAGAAAAGTTTTTGTATATTAAAAGTATGGACTTCAGACTGTACAATGCAGAATTCTAATTTAATAAATATTAATGAAGTAAAAGGTTTAACAAATCAAGGATGTCTATTTAAAAAACATTTACCAACATATTAAATTAAAAAAATAAAAATATATTGTTTTATTTATTAATGAAGATAATTATTATTTTATTTTTTTTAATTTTATCACAAGAGATATTTTCAAAAAAACTATTAAAAAAAATTTCCAAAGATATAAGTAAAAATTTAGCAAATTCTATAAGGAGCGAGTACGATCAAAGATTAATATTTAATGATGAAGAAGTCATTTCAAGAGATGAGAATATTTATAAAGATAAAAAATTAATTACTATATCACCAGGTGGATTAAGAGGATTCTATGAATTAGGAGTATGTAAGTTTTTAAAAGAGGAGTATAATTTTGATAATTATATTTTTTCTGGAGCTTCAGCTGGTTCATGGTGTTCGCTATTTATGTGTAAAAAAGATGACGATTATGAATTTATTAAAACAATTCAAAAAATAGATTATGAAAAGTTTAATGAAATTTATACTATTGAACAATTGTTAAAATACGAAATATTAAAAAATTTTAAATCAAGTGATTTTAATCTAGAAAAATTATTTATTGGTGTTACTGTTTTAGATAAATGTAAATTAATTACAAATATATATTCAGATTTTGATTCATTAAATGATGCTATTGAATGTTGTATCGCCAGTTCTCATATTCCATTTATTACTGGTAGAATTCGTCACAAATATCGAGGTAAATGTGTATTAGATGGAGGGTTCAGTACATATCCTTATTTAAAAATTATTGAACCTACATTACATATATCACCTAATATTTGGGGAAAATCACCAGAAAACTTTATGGATTTCAATGACCTTAATTTAAGACGAAAAAATATTAATAAAATTTTATATAATTATTTTCAAGATGGTTACCATGATAGTTTTATTAATAATAATAAAACTAAACAAATTTTAACTCAGTAAATATTAATAAAAATAATATATTAATATTTATTATAAATGTACGTAAAAATAAAATCTTTCTGGGATGCAGTATCAGCTTCAATATTATTTTGTAATTACATATTAATTCATGAAAGTTTTAATGGCAATATTGAATTACCATTAGGTGTTGTTATTACATTATTACTAGAGAAATTAGGAAAAAAAATTACTGGAAAATGGTATCCTCCTATATTTAAACGTCCAGATGATGCTAGAGATTGTTCAATATTTAATGATGGAGGACCTGTTGGTAATAATCCTGGGTTTCCATCAGGTCATGTTGCTATGGCATCTTATTTTTCTTATGTATTTTTATTTAAATACTTTGATATTACATACACTAACATTGCTATTGCTAGTTTTTATCCAATTCTTATGTCCTTATCTAGATACTATAGAAAATGTCATAATATTTATCAAGTCATAGCTGGTTTATTATTAGGGTTAGGTGTTGCATTTCTAATTAAATATGTTGCTTCATACGATAAAAAGAATATTAAAAATAAAATTAATTAATTTGAAGGAAGTGGAGCTAAACAAAGTTTTATCTCACCAAGAGAAGCTACGTTATACTTTACCACCAAAGGTAAATCATTCTCTAAATATACCTCTATCTGACTACATAAATTAGTGCATTTTATGAAATATCCAAGATTTTTCAAAGAAAATTCACCTTGAATTATGTGTGAAGCATCTTGTTTTAACAAAAATTCCATACTTCCGTCTGACTCTGCTCTATGAATTTCAGCTTGAGCAAATTGTCCAGAACATTTGAAAATCAATTCGTTTCCTACTGATTTTATTTCCAATTTATCAGAAATGCATGAGAGATCTCTAATTATTTTTTGAAAATCTGTTGAAGGTAAATTTATTATTGAAGAAAACTTTACGTCTGGAACTTCTAGTTCCTCTGGATCTGGTTCTATTAGTCTTAATTTTTGTGTCTTACATTGTTTTATATCACCATTTTCAAATTTTAATCCTAAATGAGAAGTTATACCATCTTGATAATCATTATTCTCTATGTATAATGTTAAAGTGTCATCATTGTCTATAGAATTTATTAATTTAAATAGATGAAACATGTTAACACCTATTATTATCTTTTCTTGTTTACATTGATAATACTCAAAATTTGATGCAGCTAAAAATAAATGTGCCAATATTGTATGTGATTTATCCATATTTATTATACGTATTCCGTCTGGAGAAAATGATATATTTGTTTCTAATAGTATATCTTTTAATGCTGTCATCAATGTCCTAAATGGAGATATTTGAACGGTTTTTATTGTTAATACATTTCCTGAATATGGATCTTCTGCGTTAAAACCACTCATTTTATAATTTATTTTACGCATATTTTTTAAATACTTATTAAAATTATATAATAATTATTTAATTTACATATCATATTTACATATCATATTGACATTTCAGTAATATTGAAAAAGAAAATTCATTTCCATTTAAATCTACTATTCTTCCGTATTCATCTACTAATTGTATTTTTAACTTCTGTATATCTACTGGACCAAAGTATTTTCTTTCAGGACTATCATTTTGAACTACTTTTAGCGAATTTACATTACCTATTCTTGTTAATAGATTACTATTTTGAATATAACTATTCGTACCATTTATTATTGATTGATAAAAATTATTTTGAAAATCATCTACTACTAAATTTGCATAATTCACTCTTGTTAATTGAATGTTATTTTTTATGTCAACTGTAGTATCTGCTATTAACTCTTCCTCTGTGTGACCCATTATCCAACCTAACTTTTGTCTCAAATTTGGTAACTGATCATCATCACCATTAAACAACTTGTTAAAATAAAAATAATACTTACTTCCACTTCCATCAAAAGATAACTTATCGTTTGTATTTGTAAAACCACTTAATTCATTATTCAATGCTGATACAAAAGATGCAACAGTATAATTACCATCTGGTATTATTACTCTCGTTAATGCTCCACCTGCACTAGTACTATAATGAAAATAATTATTCTTCAATTTATCTGATATTTGAAAAAATCCTGTGATTTCTTCAACTGTTTTTACTTGCATTGATATTACATTTTTTATTAAATTTGGAAATGATATTGTAAAATCTGTTGACAATGATTTTTGATCATCTCTAAATCTTGAGTCTACATTAACTAAAACTTCTGTTGTTCTTCTTTGCATTGGATTTAATGTCCCTCTATAATATGGCTCATCTGTTGTACCAATATCTATTGCTCTTTGTTTAGGTTTCTCTATTATAAAGTTCTCTCCTTGTTCTATTATATTTGTTGTTAATATGTTTGGCGATTTATCTAACAATAACTCCTTTGCTGTTAATAAAAAATTTAATGTTTTCTCTTTTGTTTGAGAGTCTATTTTTTCTTCTAATTCTATTTTCTCTTTTAAAGATGCCAAATTTTTTTCAAGATCTACATTTGAATATACTTTAGAGTCTAAATCAAATAAATCTTCCAATTCGTTTTTTGTATAATGGTCAATATTTAGATCAAACATATATATAATAATCAAAGTAAATAATTTTAAGTAATAGTATAAATTTATTTAAAAATATATTCACTAAATAATTTAATGTCAGAGAAAGAGAAAAATATTATTGAAAAAAAAAATTCATGTCTCGAAAAAATTACAGAAGTTATTGATAGTAATGCTGATAATGAATTTATAATTGATAAAATTACTAATTATGTTATGGGTCTTGATCTATTTGTTAGTAATTTCAAAAAACAACTTGAACAAAGAACAATACGTAAACAACAGTTAACACAACAAAAGGAAATATTCACAAAAGATTTCTTATTTAATAATCGTTTCTTTTACAATGCTACCAATAATAGATACTTCTTTTATGATGGTACAAATTACTTTAATGAAAGTGAAGATGATATTCACTTCAAATGTGTTACTAGTATTACTAATCATTGTAATTTAAATGATTGGAAACAAAAAACTAAAATATCCGTTTTAAAAGAAATCAAAAATCAAAGCATTTTTAAAACTATTCCAGAAACTGTTACTATACAAAACGTTATTAATAAATTAACACCCTTATTCTTTAAAAGTAAAACCGAAACAAAATACTTTTTAACTATTATTGGTGATAATATTTTAAAAAAAGGATCAGATTTAATATTCTTTATTAATCCTAAATCTAAGTCATTTCTTGTTGAATTACAAGAACTTATCAATTCATCATTTGGTAACTATAACATTAGTGATAATTTTAAAAGTAAGTATAAGGATCAAATATTTTCAAACATTAGAATTATTGATATTAATAATAATATTGAAAATAAAGATTTGTGGTTTTCATTTATTCAAAAAAATATTTTAGACGTTATTTGTGTTTCTATACATTATAGTAATCGTTATACTAATTCAGAACATTTTTTGTATAATCATTCTAAAGAAACCGTAAAAAAAAATATTTTATTTCTTAAAACTAACGATCAAAATAGTATTATTGATTTATTTATAAAAGAATATCTTATTATTGACCTTGATATTAAAAACGAAATTAGTTGGAAAAATATGCATTTCTTGTGGAAGAAATTTATTGAAAATTTGAATATACCAAACATGATTTATGCAAATAATCTTAAGCAAATCTTATTATCAAAATTAAAATTTGATAATGATAACTTTGTCGGTATAACTAGTAAATATTTACCAAACATTGAGGAATTTTTATCCTTTTGGGATGAAAATATTACTCATGAAATTAAAGACAACTTTATTGGAGAATTTGAAATTAGCGAAATATTGCTTTTATATAATGACTATAGAATCTCAAAAAATATGGGAATATCTGACATTGAAGAAGATTTAGTAAGAGAAATTATTTACCATTTTATGGATAATATTGAAGTTGAAAAAGATAAATTTTTGTTAAATGTTTACTCTAAATTATGGGACAAAGAAAAGGATGTTTCTGCATATATTCAAGAATATTTAACAAAAACATCTGATCCAAATGTATTTAATGCATATGAATATTATGTAACATATTCACAAAGTATGAAATTTATTGTTAGTAAACGTTTTTTTGAAAAGTGTTTTTCAAATTATTTCTGTGATTATTAAATATGTGTTTATAGTATGGATGATGATATGAACAAAGAAGATATTATCTCAAAAAAATTTTTTGAAGTACACCGTCGATCTCCTCGAAATGATAAAGAATTAGAAGAATTTGCCGCAACAATGTTTGGAGAATTTCAAGCAAATAACGCACACCATGGTAATATGCATGCTCAGAATCCCCAAGGAAACATAGTACCGTTAAAACGATCAAATGAAGGAGAGTATTCAAAATCAAATAAATCACCTAGAGCCTCACCAACTACTGTAAATCATGAACAGCTCCAAGAGAAGGCTAAAAATGATGGATTCACTAGATTCGCTGATTCTCGAGGAAATACCGGCAGCGATAGTTATCAATATCTTCATGAAATGATTGATTCATCCCCGGAAAAATCAGTTACACCGTTTGATTTGACTAGTTTTCAACAGACGATTCGTAACCGATTAAATATCAATAATGATAATGATGATAATATTCATAGATACCTATTTGATGTTCCTGGTGATGGAGATTGTTTGTTTCATTCAATTATTGCACGATATTCTGGTAATGATGATGGTTACTCATTCAATCAATTCGCAGCTGCAGGATTAATTGAGATAGATGAATTGGATGAAGATGAATTGAATAAAATATTAGTGGAAAGATTAAGGAAAAAAATTAGAGATATTATACTAGAATTTGTCGAAAAAATAAGAAAAATCATACATGACGCCATTGAAAACGCTGAAAATTATTATCATCCACGGTCAAATCAAGAAGAACAATTACATAATCTAGAGAATATGGAAGAAGAAATAAGACAGCTAAAGAACTCGTTAGAAAAATCGTCAGATGAAGAACTAGAAAAATCGTCAGATGAAGAACTAGAAAAATTGAAAGAACAACTAGAAAAAATGAAAGAAGAAGCAGAGAAAAAGAGGGAGCACATTGAACAGTTGACAAATTTAACGTATGTAATGATAGATCAGGAAGTGAGTCAAGGTGTAACAGATTTATATCAAGAATATTTTGGAAATGATATAGATCCAGATGGGATATTAAATTCCTTAATTAGTTATAGGAATAATTTGCCTGAACCGCCTAGATTAAATAGATTATACAATAATTCTACTTTACAATTATGGGAAAGTTATGCACATGACATGGGAAATAGTAATATTTGGGGTGAAGAGATAGCTTTGTACATATTATCAAGAGTTTTAAATGTTAATTTTCGTGTATATAGAGCAACAAGTCATAATAATTATCAAAATTGGGATTCAATTAATAATTCAACAGAAAATCATGGAGAAATAGAATTATATTTAAATAACTTACTTACAGGTCAAGAACATTATAATTTATTTTTTAGCCAAGGAAACGTTGTTAGTGATGAGACCCTTAATAATATTAATGATTATTTACGAAATAATTGGAAAGAGGAAAATGATGATAGTAGTGGTAAGAGTATTCATGATAGTTTTAGTCCTATTTTAGATGATAATAAAAATGAAGATAATGATCTAATTGTTGTTAAAAAAATCCAAAAAACGGAAAAGAAAGATCAATATATTATTCATTATAAATCTAAATTTAATAAAAGTGAAATAACCAAGGAAGTTCATAAAAGCGAATTAATCCCTCGTGATTATTCATTAAATAGTCAAGATAACGATATTGATAATATACCTCAACTTCAGAACTCAGATAAACAAGTTATAGATTTAACCGATGATTCTGATGGTGAAAGTGAAATATTTTATGACGAAAATAGTTATAATCATGCAGAAAGAATTAAAAATAATATTTCTAACGAACAAAGTGCTATTAATAGTCCTTCTAAATCTACACCTGCTAATTGGGTAACACAGCATAGACTTACAAAGGGGGCTGCTGCTACTGCTGTCGCCACTTTTGCT